GAAGAGATAGATTACGAAACGTGGGAAAAACAAGGAGCTATTCTTCAGTCCGTTCATCGTAGTATTAACTGGTGGATAGGAGATTGGATTCTTTTTGGGGAGAGAAAGTTCCCAGAAAAGTGTTCTCAAGGTGTTTTTATTACGGGTAAATCTGAGCCTACGTTAAGAAATTGTGCATGGGTATGCTCTGTATTTCCTCCCGAAGAAAGAGTGTATTCCGATTTATCCTTTACTCATTACCTTGAAGTTGCAGGAATAAAAGGTAAAGAAGAAAGGCACTGGTTCTTACAAAAAGCGAGTGACGAAAACTTGTCTGCTCTGGCACTGCGTAGATTAAGAGCAGATGAAGTACGAATTCCTCCCGTAGTTCCTCTGCCTGAGTCTTCGACTGCAGTGCCAGAGCTTCTTCAAGAAGCAATAGAAGATTTTTCTTCTAAGCTGTTAAAGTATCCATTGTCCACTGACAAAGAAACGGAAGTATCAATCTCTTTGCCTTGGGGCAAATTAGAAATGAAGTTTATAAAAGAATAGGTTGGAGTGTGGGAAGGCTCATAGAACCTCCCCACGGTAAGAGCTTGGTTATGCTGCCCCTCCGATGGCAAGCCAATCACGCTTGGGCATCTGAACCACATTCCAACCTAAAGTCTCAAGCTCTGTGGCTCTATCGTAGTCGCTGATATCTTCAGCAGTGCGGGTGACGGCGTTAGCCAATCCCCACTTGGTATAGTCTTTGTCTTCCAGTAAGTGCTGAAGGATACCGCCCTTATCACTGTCGCTGAGATGAAACTTCTTTTGTGTCTTCTCAACAACAGTCATGGGGTCTTCGCTCATTGGTATCTGTGTTGCCTCTCTAAACGAATCCAGTATAGTGTTAAACCTATCCTGTGTAAGAGTGGCTTTGACAACATCACGTACTTGATGCCAGAAAGCTTTATCTGTAAGCTCTTTCGTAGCATCAGAGTATACCTCATAGGCATCGTTGATATCAAGAACCTCATTGTTCTTTTTGCCAACGTGATACCTACGCTTACCATAGTCTGTCACGACCATACCGTTGGTGCATATAAGCCTCTCTATAAACGGTGAGACAAGTAACACTCCAAGACCTACCTCAGAGTTTGAGACAATACATCCACCTCGTACGACATCACCTGCTTTTACTTCTCCTTCTAATTCATGGCTTACTGCTTTGATATACATCTTGCTTTCTGTAATCTCGCAAGATCGTATATCAAGTTTTCGGTCAATCATCTCTGGTAGCACTGCGTTTGCCAGATCGTAATTGTCCAATGGTCTGTAACGGTCACTCAAGAATGCTCTACAATTACCATCCAGTGTGCGTATCATACGCTTCTCTGGAGTGTTCTGTAGCCAGTGATTGATGTTGTGAACCAGAAGGTCGGTGCTGTTAGACATCATCTTGTCGTAATACTTTTTAGGAATCTCTAAGCGTGATCCTATCTGAGTATTAGCGATACGGTTTACAGGGAACAGTCCTTCAATGCGATTCATTCCCATAGTAATACCGTTCTCTTTGACCCCGTCTGGTGTCTCTTCCTTTGAGGCAAAGACTTGACAGGCTCTTGTATCCAAGACAAAGTCTCTCTTTGCTTCGTTCTGGCGATCAAGTTCAGCGGCTAAAGATTGGAGTGAGCGTCCGTCTTTCATAGTATTATTCCTTTATATAAAGTAAGTGCATGTCAGCTACCATCCGAGTGATGGCAACCGACATGCGCTGAATTACTATCTACTGCAACTTATTTTATTGGTCAGATATTCCAATAGAGTTTAAGATCTCTTGTGTGGCTTCTTCATTACCAGTATCATCTTTGATATGCAGGTTAGTTTTTGGGTTCTCAATCTTATGCTTTGAGTCTTCACTTATCGTGATAGTCCCCAAGTTGTGGACAGGATGCTTTGACTCTCCTGCCGCATCCAATCCTTTACCAATAGCTTCGTTGATCTGTGTCAATTCATCTACTTCCTCCTTTTCTTCAGGCCATAGCTTGTCTACGATCTGACCTGCCATTGATCGTAGAATTGTCTTTAGATCGTCTTTTTCAAGAGTGCATCTCACCAAGTTGTTGACAGTCCACGGTTCGTAGTCTGTCCCAAGAGCGTCCTTCTTGTCTGGTATCAACCAGATTGCTCTCTGATTTATGTCTTTCTCTATATTCTTTTTGTCATCCTCGCTTACATATAAGAGAATTCTCATATCATTGCTTGCTTGCTTCAACCTCTTGTATTCATGCATCTCTTCCTTTGAGATCACAAACCCTTCAAGAGTTACCTTGTTGGGTTCACTGTTATCATCGTATTCGTCCTCAATTAGACTTACTTTCTTACCTGCCTCATCGAACACTTCTACTTTTACTTCATCGTCATCCGTTTTTATACAGCCGTCAATCGTAATACGAATGTCGTCTTCGTCTATATCATATTCTAAGACTTCTATTTCTACACCCTCTTTGTCTTCAATGTGAATGCTCTGCTCTACTGTTACGTCTACTTCTTGGGTGACGGTGTAAGATGCGTATGCCATTGCTATTTATCCTTTTTTATTTGTTTTTTGTTTTTATTTTTCCACTGCTTGCACTGCCAACACTTTCTTGTCTTTGGCCTGTTCCACCAATAGCAGGTTTCACAGTTCCATCCTATCTTAGTAAACACTACGCTCCTTCCTCTGTAAAGTGTTTGAATGTGAAGCTATTGTATCCCTGCTTCTGTAGGTCTGCTATAATCTTATGTAAGTCTTCTCCTTCCCCATGATTATAGTGATCTCCAAACCAGTGGTATGTCTTACCACCGACATGCTGTATGGATGCATTCTTGGTAACAAGGTCAGGGTAATGATCATTTGAGTCACATAACAACTCAATCATCCTCGCCCTGCCCTTAATGAAATCTTTTTTCGTAACTGAATCGTCTCTCCATTCAAGATTATTTACGCACTCCTTTATCCTGTTGGTCTGATGCTTAATCATAAAGGTCATCTGTCTTACGTCTTCGTGGGTCTTTCTGTCATCCTCTCTTTTTTGAAACTCTTCCAAGTCCATAAGCTGTATGCTGTCGAGCATATCTTTCCTTTCTTCTGGTGTCATGTGCCATCCAAACATCTCATGCATCTCTTGGTCAGTTGCGGCAAAATAAGATTCTAAAAGCTTCTTAAGTGTATTAGTTTTCAGTTTCATTTTAGTTCTCCAATCGAAGGCGCATGTAAGGTGGGTTAATCTCTTGATTTACTGTTCTCTCTCTTAGCTTTATGTATCGTTTAAGAGTTTCGTCTATATAGCATACCTTTAAAGTGTTGTAGTTGTTAAGTTCGCGCTCTTCTTCCCAATCTAATACGAGTTGGCTTGGCATTTTGTCTGGCAATATATCTCTGCAAGCGGCAAAGATTGAGATGTCGTTCTCTCCAAGCTCCCACTTATTGTGATTAGCACGATAGATAAGTATGATTCTCTCCTCTGGGATCATAGCATTCCATGAGTCTGCCGCCTTATATCTCTTCTCCTCTTCTTTGAAAAGCTTTTGGTGCATAGTGTCTCTCTCGTTTACCAGATCGTTCCAATCGTAAGCGTCATCTATTTCGTGATGCTGTCTCCAATACAAGTAAGCTGTCTTCATAAATGACTTTTCAGTTGATTCAAGCGTATCTCTGAGAAGATCCCTAACTTGTCGGCTTTCATATTCATAGTCTCTCTCACCATACTTTACTACTACGCTTCGGTTGAGAGGGTTTTCTTTAGCCTTAAATCCTGTGTCTACGTAATAGTCTTTCCCCAAAATGGAAAAGACAAAGTGTATAGTATTGCTACCGCTTTCTATGAATTCATATTGGGGTGAATATTGTGACTTCGGTTGAGTTTGTTTAAGAGTAGAAATCTTTTTGTCTTTCAGTTCTACGAGTTTCTCCAACATCTTTACTCTGCCTTTATCTGAAATCTCCATATCTATTCCTTTCTATTTATGGATTAAGAACTCAACGTTCTTGTCTGTGTTGTAGCATATGGTGCAAGCTTGGCAAGCACCTTCTGTTTCAAACTTGCCGTTGGTAGCAGGGCAAGTGACGGTGTCGGGTAGGTCAAGCGTCTCTGGTGTCATAAAGGCAAGCTTGACCCAAGGGAAATTCTCCTTGGCTCTTCGCATGATATGAGAGTTCTCAGCATCTACCGATAGGTAGACATGCAAGTTCTCTGTGTCTTTCATCATGCCTGTTGCCCACCACGTTCTGGTATAGATCCAGAACTTTGTCTCTGGATGTAGGTCAGCTATGATCTTGATAGCCTTGGCATGTTCCAAATTCAGTATGTCACCTGCCCAATGCCACCTGAAGATGTGACCTCTTCGTAATAGAAGCTCATGCTTCGCTCTTTCCTTCCTCGTTGGAGTCTTGAACCTCCCTTTCTCGTCTCTGCTCAAGAGCTTTTTGCTTCTCTTCCTTGCTCTTGCATACTGCTGTAATGAAGATTCCACCAATGGTTCCAACAGTTCGACATACTCTTCAACCTTCTCGCAGTTGAGTAGAGCATTCAAGTTATCTTGCAATATCTTCTTGACTGCAGGATACCTGAATGTGCTTTGAACGTAACAAGCACTCTCGCATAACCCTGTTGCATCTGGACATCCACTGCTTTCTCTGCCGACCATATGGCCGACAGAGTTTTTATGTGAGCGAAACTGCCTCACTTTACTATCGCACGAAGCTTTGATGTTCGTCATATGCTTCCTCCATTTCTTTGGGGAGTCTATCGTATACTTCTCTTGTGACCCAAGTATTTCTTAGGCCGTCTTCGTCTGGGTTGTGTAGGTTGTGAAAATTTAACTCGTCTGCTTGACTCATAGACATCTGTGCATACGATACTATCTGAGCATCATATCTGAGTAAGACGTATTCGTATACTTCTTCTTTATCCATCCAGTGCCTCTCTTTCTAAGCGTGAGTGATGCTTGTGACAATAAGCATCTATGTAATCGGGAATGTCTTCATCGGCTACGTGGTTCTTATCCAGATCAGCGTAGCCTGTCCATTCAATCTCTGGGCCACTGGCAGGTGACCATCCATGCCAGTGGCTATAGGTTTGTGGTGCTCCTGCTGTGACTTCAAAGACCATGTAATACTCAGACTTCTCAAAGGGTAAGACGTAAACCATAGTGCCTCCTATAAATATGAGAGGGTGATTGACACCCATATTATGATGGCCGCTGATATGCCTTTGCCTATCATGCCACCATCTACTTTTAGAATACTGGGCCAAACAAAAGTTCCCATGTATTCTCCAGTGAATCTGCCTTTACTATCCCTTATCGGCTGTAAGTCCTTGATTCTAATCATGTTACGCCTCCTTCCAGTTAGGGGTTCGTCTTCCTTTTTCTACCATAAAATTGTCGTAGCTCTCTTTCAATAAGGCGATGGATGGGTTCATATCCACCCCTTCCAATTGGGCCTTGGTGTTATCCAAACCCTTGAACAATATTCCCTTGATAAACTCTTTAGCTTCCTCTGGTGCACAGATACAGAACTCAATGTCATCTACGTCCTCTTTGTCTTTAAAGGGATACTCTACGCTGAATGAATGGAACCCTACTTCTGTTTCCTCTTGTACCCAGACCCCGTCATAGGTATAATAGATAGGCAAGTCATTCTGGATAGCATCCCAGAAGATCTTACGATAGAAGTTGGCTCTTCCTTTACTTACATAGCAAGTAAAGGTTCCCCATGTTTCTTGTGCTTCCGTGTCAGTGTCCCGATAGACTTCTGGTGGGACAAACTCGTTGAACAAATCTCTCTCAAGAGAGAGTTGATTCCAAACCTTACGTGCGACTTTACGAAAAGCTCTTGACAACTTCATAAGACGTTCTCCTGCAATGAGTTATAAGGTTTACCTAAAGACTCTTGGCTCTCACCAAGAGTTTCGACTTTCCAAGTCTCATCAGTTTAGGTGCTACTCTTCTCCCTCTTCCTCTTCTATTTCTTCATATCGTTTTATCAACGCATCTTGGTGGTCAATGACGCTTTCAAGGTGCGTCTTAACACTGTCCGCGCAGTGTAACCTATGCTCTAAGATCTCCTTTTCGATTGCTTGCTGAATCTTATCACTCAAGTCTTGTAGTGATGCGTGAAGGTGTCTCTTGACCATCACCTTCACGTTATCGTTCAAGAGGCGATCAATGTTTACCGTGAAAGAGGCCTTATCTTCTTTCACGCTTATGTTCCTAAACTCTACTGGAATAACTGACCAATCTCGCTTTGCTACTTCGTAGGTTTTTTTCATGCCGTTCCTTCTTTCTTGTTAACAAGTTATGGGATTAACCTAAAGACACTTGGCTCACACCAAGTGTTTCGACTTTCTAAGTCTCATCAGTTTAGGTGGAAAACATTACTGGATTTTTCCAGTTAAGTTCAAAACTTATCCTTCTATCTATAATAGATGCCGCATATTCAACTACCTCAATAGCTTTGAGGTTATTCTCTTCAGGTAGCTCCTCCGTGTTTATGTGTAATTCGATGTTTTCTACGCCCCACATTAAAGTAGTCGGGCCAATGTCTTCAAAGAGTTCTCTGAGTTCTTCAAGAGAAGTTTTGAAGTTTCTCATGAAGTCACTATCTATGCTCGGCATCATCTTTTCGGTTACGAAAAGACTGATTATCCCGTCTCTCTTCGTAACTGCTACATGATGATAGTTCGTCTCAGAATCAAAGCGCATCACTGCTTTCCTTTCTTGTTAACAAGTGGCCCTACCACACAGCTTCCGTAGAAGCCATGCGGTAGGTATGGGCGATACTTACTTCGTAAGAGCCTGTAAAAGCTCAAGGTTCGCTTTGGACTGCGTTTGCATGTGGTCGATAAGCATCTTCAGCTTATCGTCTGAAGAGAGCGTGTTTTCTTTCTTCGGCTCCGCAACGGGCGCGGCCTTCGGCTTGGGCGTTGCCTTGGGCGCATCTTCGCCCCTGTTAGCCACCCAGTCCTCAAAGGATAGGATGGTCGTCTTCTTGCCTTCGGCAAGAATCTTTTTGCTGTGCTTGACGTAGCGTCCATAGGCAAGCGGTAAGTGTTTGCTCGTCTTACCCTTAGACTTCGGCTTGGCTTTAGCCTTGGGCGCGGCCTTCGGCTCCTGCGAAGGCTCAACCTTCACAGGCTCGCTTGGCACCTTATGGGCATCCTGCATCTCGTACTTGATACCCAACTCTTCCAAGTAATCCAAGGCATCAAGTTGCTCTTGGCGCGAAGCTCCGCTTTCACGCCTGAGAGCCGCGCAAGCAGGACTGAGATCGTCCGCACTCACCTTGGCATCCCATATGCCAGTGAATCGAACCCCAAGACGAAGTGAGGCGAAGTAAATCAGCCTCCGCTGCTTCTTAGAAGCAGGACGCGCAGGAGCTACGTAAGTAGCTTTCGTGTGGGCGTTGCTGTTCGTGGTGCTCAACTTTGCTACGAGAGTGGAGATAGCCATGAGAGGCTCCTTTCATGTGCGCTTTATTGCGCAGGTTAGTCCATCGCTCTATGGGCCATTGCAAGTCTTTCGCGATGGAGTTATGTGACCCCGACATAGGTACGCATTTTACGGGTGTGCTCGATGCTCCGACACCCAACTATGTCACAGACTCATTGGTCTGGCACCCCCTTGCTAAGAGGTACGAAATCCTACAAGGGAATAGTCCGCTGGACTCATGGGCATGACGGCTACAGGCGCATCTCACATATGCGCCTTGGACTACTACCCCTTGCTTATGGCTCCACTTATGCGCTCGGTGGGCTTTCAGCCTGTATGTGCTACGTTCGGGCGACTCGGTACGGCATCGCTCTATGGCTCATCCTACTGGTGGGTCGCGTGTCGGTGCATAATGCACATACGGCACGGTAGGAACCAAGACGTAGCCCACAACACGGCTTGCTTCAACCAACGCAAGCATAATGGGCACTCACATGCCACCCCATGGGCATGTCGGGTATCGCGTTTGGACGGTAGCTTGATAGGCATTGAGCGAATGAATCGGCCTACCTCGTATAGGTCACCGTAACGATACGTGATGTCCACCCCTTGCGCCATCGCATCGCTTATGGGGCGATGTGTGGGTCGCAATTCGTGGGATTGACCGAACCGAAAACTGCATCGGCCAATCGCAATGTTAAACGCCGGGTTGATCCGAACGGTTCCCAGAAAATCGAAAAAAAGTCGAAATCGGCATTTTTCCCCTAAAGGGGAACTTTTTTTCATTTTTCCGGGATCAGCCTCGCATCATACCTGCGCACCCCTGCAGGACATCTGCGCATTACCTGCGCACTACCTGCACATCACCTGCATCATGCCCAAGCGCAGGGCCATCACGTAGGCATGGCATGGGCATCACGTAGCCATGGCGCAGGCTCAACAAGCCAGTCAGATCGGTCGAACTATAGGTTATAGTCGGAAGCAGGGTCAGCCGCCTTCTATAGCCTTAAGGCTATAGCTTCCAAGGGGTCACCCCCCTATAGGTCAGGCAATAGAAGCCTAAAGGCTTCTAAAAGGCGGCAAAAAGTATCAACGTGACGTATGCATGCCTGCACATCATGCACATCATGCATCGGGATCATGGGCGCATCATGCGCAGGCGTTCCCCCCGCGATGCGCGTGTGTATATGTATAGCACTCACACAATGCTACCCAAAATATCTTGACTTTATTGGTTCTTAAAAATTCTGTTGTATTGTTTCACATGAAACATTTATTGCATATTGTTATTCTTTCTGTTACTATATTTAGTATGTAGGCTATATTGCCTTCCCCGATACATAGATATACGGTAAGCATACAGTGGACATACTTTGGATAGACGAACAAGATGTTTTTACAGCCTTGAGCATAATAAATCCATATTGCGCTCATCCGTCTGACAAAGTACGTTGGAAGCTGCATATGGCTGAATACCATTGCAGAGAGTGTTGGACAACCTTTCCCTATCAACAGGTGCATTCTATTGTCAACAGTGTCATCTATAAGCCAACCGAAGAGTAAACGTAAAGGTGCAACTACTGGCATTTCTATTGCGTTTACTAAAAAGTTAGTAGCTCAATATTATTTGCAGGGTAAGACACAAGGCGATATGGTAGAAGACTTAGATGTGTCTATTTCTACTGTGCGTAAATATTTAAAAGAACTGCGTGATGAATGGAAGCTAAAAGCTGTATATGATTTTTCTTTGGCTAAAGCAGAACAGTTAGCGCGTATAGACGAAGTAGAACGTGTGGCTTGGGAAGGGTTTCATAATTCTGTAAAGGGCAGCACTTCTACTACGACTATGAAAAGCAATCAGTCTAATACGAAGATGCGCACAAAGACTAAACCTTCTGTATCTGATACTAAGTGGTTAGACAAAATACAGTGGTGTGTAGAGCAACGCAGTAAAATCTTAGGATTGTATGCACCTAAGAAAATTGACCAGACAATTAAGAACGACCAAAAGCTTGAAGAGATGTCTACCGAAGAATTGCTTAACTTAGCCAACAAGCAAGCTGTAGAGCCAATATATGAAGTGGACGGTGAGTATGTAGAGTCCGACAACGATTGGGAAGTTAAAGCAGGAGAAGAGGTAGCTCATGAGTGATGCGTTAGATACCGAAGGTGCTGTAGAAAAATTATCTAAAGAAGCAGGTATTTTACTTGTTATGCTTCTTGCAGGAGGTGTAGCTCTTTGGTTTGGATGGGATCAGATCTCAGCTGTATTTGAGTCACAGCAAAAGCTACAACGTGCTGTAGAAGAAATTAGCAAGCAAGAGTCTGTGATATATGAATATGGGTCACGTATATCAGAATTAGAAAAAAAGAACATGGGTACGGAAGTAGATCTTATGTTGTTGCGTAAAGACACGGATTCTAATACATACTTTTCTACTAATTGGCCCAGAGGGACTATTGGAGCGTTACCCGATGATGCCATACAAAATACTAAAATTGAGTATATTGAAAAACAAATAGACCAGTTGCGGTTAAAAATATCGGACATGCCTTGTGAGTGATTCTGATATTGCAGCTATACGCAGGAAACAAGCTACACAAGAACTTATTAGACGTAAGCAAGCACAAGAAGGATTGCTTTCATTTACTAAGTATACGTTTCCAGACTTTGAGGTAAACAGTCACCATGAAGCTATAGCTAAAAAATTAGAAAAAGTTGAAGCAGGACTAATCAAGCGGTTAATGATATTTATGCCGCCTCGTCATGGAAAGTCAGAGTTAGCCAGTAGACGGTTCCCTGCATGGTTTATGGGTAAGCACCCTAACGAGCCTATTATTACGGCATCGTATGGACAAGAACTTTCTTCTGACTTTGGACGCGAAGTACGCAATATAGTAGATGGAAGCGAATACAGAGCTATTTTCCCCGAAACACAACTGTCTGCAGATGCTACAGCTGCGCATAAATGGAAAATAGAAGACCATAGAGGCGAATACTTTGCCGTAGGTATAGGCACAGCTACGACAGGGCGTGGCGCAAAAATACTTCTTATTGATGACCCTCATAAAAACAGAGAAGAGGCTGACAGCACTATAGAGCGCGAACGAGTTTGGGGTTGGTATAGATCTACTGCGTATACTCGTTTAATGCCACAGGGCGCAATAATTATTATTATGACTCGTTGGCATGACGATGATTTAGCAGGAAGGCTAATAAAACAAGCCGAAGGTGACCCCAATATACCCGAATGGGATATACTTAGCTTACCTGCAGAGGCAGGGCTAAAAGATCCATTAGGCAGAAAGGAAGGAGAAGCCCTTTGGCCTGAGTGGTATAACAAAGCAGACCTTTTAGAGCGCAAAGCTGTTTTGGGGCATAGAGACTATTCTGCTCTGTATCAACAAGAGCCTACGATTAACGAAGGGTCATACTTTCAAAGAGAATGGTTTGGCGTATATAATAGGGACGAGTTACCACCACCCGAATACTTGAGGTTCTATGCTACAAGCGACTATGCTACTTCAGAACGCAAAGGTGCTGACTATACAGTTCATGCAGTTTTTGCCATTGATGCAAGAGATCAGATATACGTAATAGATGTTTGGAGGGAACGTAAACAGCCCAATGATTGGATTGAGGCAGCTATTGGGTTTATGCAACGTTATAGACCTGTCATTTGGGCTGAAGAGCGTGGACAGATATTAAACTCTGTTGGGCCTTTTCTGCAGCAACGCATGAAAGAAACAGGAACGTTCTGCTATAGGCAGCAGTATACGCCTTCTAAAGACAAAACAGTTAGGGCAAGGTCTATACAGGGTCGTGCGCAGATGGGTATGGTCTTTTTCCCAGAGAAAGCTCCTTGGAAAAACGAGCTAATAGAAGAGTTAGTAAAATTCCCTGCGTCTAAGCATGACGATTTTGTTGATGCTTTTTCTTTATTAGGTGTTATGTTAGATGGTATTAAAGGTGGCAAGCCAGAAGCTGAACCTATGCAAGACGTTGGGCCAAGAAATTACTCTTTCCAAGAACTAAGAGATAGGTCAAGACGCAAAGCAAGAGGTTGGCGTGTAGCTAAAGAAGCTCCGATAGTAGGTCATCATGGCCCTTTAAATGTGCCAGACGATCAAGACTATTGGAATATGGCAGAGTCTTAAAGTGCTTGCATCAATTTAGATTATATATAACTTAGTACTAAATTAGGAAGAGTGTATGCCAATAAGTTATCCGAAAAATAAAGAAGATCAGTTAGCTTTTTGGACGCGCAGGATTGAACATGCTATAGAATATTGGCGGCCTGTCTTTGAGCCATCACAAGTTCTTATAGACATGTACAATAACGATCCTGCTACAACCAGAGAAAGAGAACTGCAAAGACTTAATATTGGTGATTACAAAGATCCGGGTATTCGGTCTAAGGCTAATATTGTGTTTGGTCATATAGACCAATCAATCGCTAATATGGCGGCACACAATCCTACGTTCTCTGTTACGCCTATGTCGAGAGCAGGGATTGGGTCTGAGCGCGTAGTTAGCAAGATCTCTAATTACTGGTATAGAGAAACTTCTCAGCTGCGACATGATAAAAGGGTTTTGCTTGATTCTTATCTATCGCCCTTTGGTGCAAAAAAGTTAGGATATAAAGCAGATATCGAAGCAAGGATGATATCCGATAAGCTTCTCAATGCAGGGCAAGTCATAAATAATCCATATGACGAATCTTTATATCTCTTATCTGGTGAGCAAACCGTAGTATTGCAAGACCAAAATCACGTAGCTCACATAGAAACACATACAAATTTCCTGCAGCAACCCGATGTAACTGAACAGCAAGCCGCTATCCTCCAACTACATATCGAAGATCATCAATACTATTTAGATCACTCTGATCCGCACCGCAACACTTCTATTAAATGGGAGTGTCCTTTTGGATTGCATTGGAATGCAGGAGATGTATTGATAGATCCGTTGGCAGCAGATGGGCTACATGATGCCCGATGGGTTGCTTTTAGGACGGTAAGACATATTGACGAAGTCTTGTATGACGATGCATTAGACACAAGAGACTTAGAGCCTAATCATCGCATTGCAGGTGCGCCAGATACTGAGCCAGATACGTTTACTACAGACGATTTCGGGTTAGTTGAGTCGTATGAGATATATGCCCGAAACCATATCGTTAACAGCAATACAAAAGAAAACCTGTGGTTGGAGATTGCTCCATACCATGATAGGTTTTTAAAGTATGAAAACGAATGGCCTGTGCAGTCTTTAGAAGACTATCCTTTAGAGATATTGTCACTTCAAGACGGAATTAATACGTGGTTTACCAAAGGCCCACTTATTATGGGTGGAGCCGACTCTATGCAGTCTATGGTAAACGAAATATTAGATAGCTACATATCTGTTATTAGAAAGCAAAAGAATCTTTTCTTATACGATCCTATGTATATAAGAGAAGAAGAAATAGATGCTATCTTAGAAGCAGAAGATATGGAAGCGTTTGAAGTGGAAGGGTTGGTGCAAGCGCAAGGTCGAGCAGTTCAAGCTATACAGTTTGGAGATATCCCACCAGAAAAAGGGGATATCTTAAGACTTGTTCAGAGTATGTTTGATCGGGCTAATGGCACACCGCAACCTATCTCGCTACCTCGCACAGACTCTGCTACGGAAGCTAACATACATGATCGTAGAACTACAGCCAGAGAAGATGAAAGAGCACAGAAGTTTGCGCAGTATCAAGTGCGAGTAGCGCGTAAGTTCTGGCAAATGACTACAGAGTTTAGACCAGAACGGTTGTTTTTAATAGATCCAAAAGCAGTAGAAGAAGTTAAGATTACTGAAGAAATGTCTTCTGGTGAGTATGCTTTTGAGATTGATGTAAGCTCTGCTTCTACCGCATTAGCAGTTGAAAGAAAGCAGCATTTAGATTTAATTTCGCTTATGCAGAACTTAAATCAGCTTCTTATGCAGCAAAACAATGGCGTTGGCCCAAATATAGGCGAACTGGTAAAAGATCTACTTATTCGCGGATATCGTATTCCAGACCCAGAAAGGATCTTGCCGTTTCTTAGTATGGATGACGATATTGGGAATCAAATTGAAGACGTTATTAATCCTGCCGCTACAGAAGGTGATGGTGGTCTAACGCAAGAACAAGTAATACAGCAATTAATGCAAGGTGGACAGCCACAGCAAGGCAGAGACATTAGAACTCAGCCAGTACCAAGAGAGTCAGCTATACAAGGTGACGCAATGAAAGCTTCAGAGGGTTCTGGAGTAGATAGTTTACGACAAACAGGAGATGGATAATGGCAAGGCCAAAGAAGGTAGTTGAAGAGCCAGTAACGGTAGGATCGCAATTGCAAGGCGTTATTGAAAAATTGTCTGGTGCTAGCACAACGTATAATGAAAAAGAACAGAAAATGTATCTTTTGTCAGAAAATCAAAGAAAAACTATTATTGATACGCTCAAAAGCATTGCGAGTGATTGATATGGATATGATGGGTTTTAATTTAGACAAAGATTTAGATTCTATGGTTGAATCTTCGCAGGGTGAAAATTCTATGGGCGAAGATTTAGGCGCAGAACATGAGATCGTTTGTATGCAAATTGAAGCTATTGACGATCCAGAAGATGAGCGTTTGCCAGAATTAATAAAGAAAAGGCGAATGCTTGAACGCAAAATTAGAACAAAACAAAAACTTAAACGTATCCAAGAAGACATACAACGATTGTCTGATGACGAATTTGACGATATGTCTATGATACCAATTAGGATGATGTAAGGGGATATGTTATGGCAAAAATGAAAAGTGCTAATCCAAAACCAATGAAAGGGTTGCGAAGACGCTCTAAATCTGATCGTCCTAATGCGCAACCAAAAAAAAGTGCTGAAGAATCTCAAAAATATCTTAATGAGTTACGTTCTAGTGCAGCAGAAGGTTTAGGTGTAGATCCAAAATTGTTGGATAATTTTTCTAAAGAAGAGCTGTTAGTTTTACCGAAAGCTATGATGCTTTTGCGAAACATAAGAGAAAATACAAGGGACAATCCACCTGCAATGACTCCACCTAAAGCTCCACCGCAAATGCCTCCAGATGATTTGCCGCCAAGGATGCCAATGCGTAGAGAAAAAATGCAAAGGATTTAATTATATGCCATTTTATGATTATTGTTGTGATACGTGTGATGTGCAATTAGAAGAAAGAAGGCTTTACGAGGAAAGAAATGTCGTAAAGAAATGTTTTTCTTGTGAAGGAAATTTAATTTATAAGTTTCCAGTAAGCGCAGCGCAAGGGTATGTACCTTTTGAGCCGTATTATGATGAATCATTAAATGTAGACATACATGGCATTAGGCATAAGCAAGAAGTAATGAGAGCTATGGGTGTAATTGAAGCAGGTGATAAGGTACATGGTGCTAGAAATTACGATGATACCTGCGCTGAAAACGTTAAGCCTATAGAAAAGTTAAGTGGTCGCACATTAGACGATTACCGCAGAGAAGAAGATATAAGGCAAAAAGAACGCGATAATTTTGTAATTAGCGATGATAATGGCAATATTACAAAAGCAAGCGATTTGCCAGATTAAAACCCCTTAAGGAGCTAATAATGAGTACGCAAACAGTAAGTGCTGTAGATGAATTACAGCAAATGGAAGCAGATATAAATAGTCAAGCTATAAATGATATGATAAATCAGTCTGGCACGACTGAACGCAATGGTAACACACAAGCATCGGATAGCCCCAGTAATGGATCTCTTGACAATGCAGAAAGTGTGGAGAAACATCCTTCGCGTGGAGATGTGCTTGCTTTTCTGGAAGAGAATGCTGACCAACTACCCGGAGGAGCAGAGTCTTTTCGTGAGATTCAAAGGAGTTTAACTTCGCAATCTAACAGCAATAAAGAATTGGCTGAAAGATTAGAAGCTTTGGAAAAGGCGAATGAAAAGCCGCCCGAACCATCTCCAGAAGAGGTCAAAAGACAGCAACTCTTGTCTCGTATACCAAAGCATGAACGTGAGAAGTTTCAAGCTATGATAGATGAGATGGGATTAGTTTCGCGTGACGAAATTGAGCAAGAAAAAGCTATTGAAGAATCTACAAAACTTACTGCCCAATCAATTGAAAAAGGGGTTGAGCAGTGGGGTGAAGATTTTGGAAAAATGGAAGACGGACAGTTTGTTTGGAATCCTGAGATTTATGAAGGGGTTCGTGAACTCTATCGGTCTTTGAAAAATCCAGAACAGGGCATTACGCCTAATCACTTGTATATACTTCATAACTATGAAAAGCTCATTGCCGATGCGCAAAACAAAGGACAAAGTGAGTCTGAATATGGAGAACGTATGCAACGATTGGTGAAAGCCAACTCTATGAATAGGTCTTCTACTTCAGTGCCTCGCAGTGATCCTTCTTTACGACAAGATGGTGACACGCTTGAAGACATTACTGCGAAAGCGGTTAAGAAGGCGTGGAACCGTATAGTTCACAACGGATAGATAGGAGAAATCCATCATGGCAGTAGGTGAAAGCTCTCTAACGAGAGTATATGGGCCACTGTTGACAATGACACTTGATGAGATCCTTTCGTCGGGATTGATTCAAGATAACGTTTACAACATGGCTAAGACGCTTTCGTGGTTCCGTTCTGGTAACCGTATTAAGGTTTTGCAGGGTGGAGAACGAATTCGTATTCCCGTAATGACGGGTACTAATGGCACGTTTAAGTGGTATTCAGGTTTTGATAACTTGAATATTACACCGCAAATTGGTCATACAACCGCTTTTTTCACGTATAAACAAGCTGCTGTAGGACTAGCTATTGACGGTTTGAGCTTGCGCCAAAATATGGGGCCAGCGCAGATTAACGATATTATGACCGAAAAGGTTCGCCAAGGCGAGCTTTCTTTAGGTGATGGTATTGCAACTGCAATTTTTTCAGATGGCACTGGTAGTGCTAATAAGCAGATGACGGGATTGGCTGCGGCTGTTGATACTACGCCTACCAATACGGTATATGGCGGTATTGATCCTGCAGATAACACTTCATGGCGCAACCGTGCAGTTGAAAGTGTAGGTAACGCTGCTTCTAACTTGGTTAGTAACATGCGTTCCGTATACAATAGCTGCTCAAAGGGGTCTGAAGGTGTTTCTTCTTCTCCTGATTATATTGTTACTACGCAAACTATTCATGAAGCTTTGGAAGCGTTGATTGCTCCTCGCGTTCGCTACGAGCAGAATCCTGCAGGTGGTGCTGATGCAGGTATCGACACGCTAAAGTTTAAGGGTGCTGAAGTAACGTTTGATGATTTTTGTACGTCTGGTTTTATGTATATGCTTAACTCTGCACACATTATGATGTTTGTGCATGGTAAGGCTAACTTTGCTATGACGGACGAAGGTTTTCAGAAGCCCATTGATCAAGATGCGTTGGTTGCCAATATCCTTTTTCAAGGTAATATTGCTGTTAACAATCGTCGCAAGCTTGGCGTTTTGGGTGGTATAACTTAATCTAAAGAAAGGTTATATCATGGCTGCAGGAGATATTAACAGCCGAGCCATCAACTCTGTTGGTGACTTGGTCATGCTTTCTGGAACAATTGATGTAGATAATTCCGCACGAACTTTTGCTATTGCTGACACTGGAACACGCATTGTTTCTATTTCGTTAACAAATCAAAGTACGGTAGACAATGCTTTTTTAGCTGTCAAAAATAGCAATGATGGTACTGAAAATACTGCAATGGGTTCAATTAGGGTTACAGGCCCAAATTCGTCTGCAGACACTGTTGAATACGTTGCTCTATGCACAGGCCCATTCTAACTATTTTGCAAAGGAACGATTAAAATGATTTTGCAGACTGTTAATCGCTCAGATGCTGAAAAGGTCTGGGTTAACGTAACGAACGTTGATGGTCAAACGATCACTACGCATTATCCAGTGTTTCTTATGGCTAGCAGCAAAAACATTGCATCTGTTGGAACAAACGAAGTAGCTTCACGCGCTAACTCTTGTCTAACAGGTGAAGGGTCTTTTGTTGGTTTGGCGTTTGAGGATATTCCCAACAATGATGTTGGGCAAGTGCAGATTTATGGATACCATGAGTCTGCGTTAATTTATCGCATTGTTGGTTCAGTTGAAGTAGCCCCCGGACATCCATTAGGGCCGGGTGCAGCTGCTTCAGTTGGACTTGGTTCAACTGGTGCAACGCAGGGACTTCTTGGGCCTGTAGTAGCTCTTGACACAGTAACTGCAACGATGCATTCACTTGGCACGATTAATTACACTAATCACGTTTTTCTTCGCGCAATGTAGTATTTTTTAACCCCTCAAGAGGCCAAAATGATTAATTTTTTAAAACAATGGTTAAAGCCTAACGACTGTAATAGTCGTAGGCTTTACCGTTGTGACTGTGGTGACTTGTTTTGGAATGATTCGCCCCAAAAAATAAAAAATAAACATGTAGGCCATAGAATGAAATTATGTATTAATGGAACTATGTGGGAATTTTTTAAATTAAAAATGGGATGGATCAAATGAAACTAGTAATAGGAATGCCGTGGTATGATGGGCCAGATGTGTCTTGTTTTGCAAGGCACATTGATTTTTTTATGTACTTGTCTGAGTTAAGGTCAAGGACAATTGTTTATAATAAGTTAGGCGAAGATTATTGGAAGATTGATTGGCCGAAACTTGGTGATGAAGATGAAGAAGCAGAACCAACAAAAGAAGATTTTGAAAGGTTAGGCGTTTTAGAAATTGGGTTAATAGACTATTCAAGAACGTCATTGCCGGGAAAAGCTAGAGAGCTTATATGTGAAATGGCATTAGGTTGGGATGCGGACTACATAATGATGTGGGACGATGACATGCTATTTGATAAAAGTTCTTTTTTGAAATTGTTTAGGCACGATGTTCCTGTAGTAGCAGCATTAGCTTTTGCAGCTAGAGAGCCTCATCAACCAGTAATAATGACAATTAAAGAAGATGTGACATCTACTGGTCAAAAAATGATGAGAAGTGATGTTGTATTAGACTATCCAGAAAACTCTTTAATTACTAATAAAGATGTGGGTGGAGCAATAGCTTTTGGCACAGGCGTTTTTTTAATGAAGGGCGAAGTGTTAAAGCAAGTTCCGCAACCTTGGTTTGAGTCTACAGGAGCAGGTGAAGATTTTTTCTTTTGCACTAAATGCCATGAATATGGAGTTCAAAGATATGTTGATACAGCAACAAAAACTCAACATAAAAAATATGAACCTCATTGGGTAGATGAAGAATATTACAAAAGATATAAAGAGTTAAACCCACAAGCTTTTAATCATTTTGTAGGTAAGGAGGCAGTTTAATGTCTTCTTTGCTAACAATAGCAATACCTACATACCAAAATTATGAACAGTTATCTTGGTGTTTAGATAGTTTAGTAAAACATACTGACTTCCCATACGAAATTATTGTTGTAAACAACGACAGTTCTCAAGAGTCTCAAATTCAAATACAACAAATTGTAGACTCTACTGAATGCAAAGATATAAAAATTTTGCAACCCGGAACTAACATGAAGTGGATGGGGTCAATTAATTTAGCTTTAAATGTAGCGTCTACTCCATTTTTTTGTATGATGAATGATGATGTAGTGTTTGTTCCAGAATCAACAACGTTTTGGAATAAATTGGTAGACATTTTAAGCAATGATACTGTTGGTGCGGTTGGGCCAAGTTCAAATTTTGTAGCAGGTAATCAAAAGCTTTTTAACGTACATTTACCTAACATCCTTAAAACATCGCTATTAATTGGTTTTTGTTTGGTGACAAAAACTGAATTGCTTAAAAAATTAGGAGGTTTAGACGAGTCGTTAGTTGGTGGTGACGATTTAGACTTGTCAATTAGATTAACAAAAGAAAATTTAGATTTAGTAATAAACAGAACAGCATATTTGCATCATATAGGCCAACAAACAGGACAAAGAGTCCATAAAGGTTATTGGGACTCGCAAGACCATCAAGAAGCTGTAGCTAATGCTATTGTTAAAAAACATGGTTTTAAATCTTGGTTTGAATGCTTTCAAAGTAAATGGGCTTATTGGCCGAAGGATGACAAATAATGGCACAGATATCTTTTGTTTATAATAGCGATATAAGAAATAATGGAACGCCAACGTTAGCGTTTAATAGTTGTAAATATCAATTAGGTTGGGGAGACAAAGTTGATCGTTGGAGACCAGACGGTAAGCTTCCAGAGCGTGAGTTGTATATTTATATGGATGACGGTAGGGACGATATTAAGTGGGAATGTCCTAAACCAAACGCATATTGGGCAGTAGATACACATTTAGGCTATGACTACAGGTTGTGGAAAGCAAAACAGTTTGATCGCGTATATTGTGCACAATTAGAAGGTGTGCGAAAAATGCGACAAGATGGAATTAAAAATGTTAGTTGGTTGCCTTTAGCTTGCAATCCAATGGCGCATCCTAATTTAGCTGAAATGATGGTTCATCCAAATAAAGATGAGCATACAAAAGAAAAATCTTTGTCGAAGCAATACGACTTAGGATTTGTAGGTTTTATTAATGAGGGTGCAGGAGAAGGCTCTAATAATAGAGTTGAGTGGCTAGATTATACGTTTGGCAAGTTTCCTAACTCTTGGTTTGCGTATAACAGATTTTTTGAAGACATGGCTGTTATTTATATAAGATCAAGGCTTGGATACAACATATCCATAAGGAATGATCTTAATATGCGATTTTTTGAAGTCTTATCTACTGGAACTTGCTTGTTAACAAACACTGACGTAGAAGGAATTTTAGAGTTAGGGTTTATTGATGGAGAGCATTTTATTGGATATGAAGGCAAAAGCTCTTTTGATCGTGCAGCAAGATGGGGATTAGCTAATCCAGAAGAAAGAGAAAAGATAGCAAAAAATGGCATGGAGTATGCCAGAGAAATACACACGTATGATAAAAGGATTAATAAGATTTTAGATGACTTTAATGTAAAAAAATCTTAATTTGTGGGAGGGGGATCTTGTATAAATGACAAGAAGATAGGCTTCTTGAGGGGTATATAAGAAAACCCTCCCTTTATATGGAGAATAACAATGCCTTATGAATCTAATTGGAGCGTTACTGCTGCAGGAACAGATAGTGGTGCTACTGCAACATTAGCTGCTGACTCAACAAGACAGTGGATAGTAACTGGAATAGCAGGACATACAGACACTGATTCAACAATACAAATAACAGATGGAACAAATGTATTGTTTGAAAGCAAAATAGATGTTTCCGTTTCTGGAATTGATTTTATATTTAGTAATATGGTAATTCCTATAGGAACAGGTAATGCTGCTAAAGGCATTGTTACTTCTTCTTCAAGTGATTGCCAAGTAACTATATGGGGCAGTTCAGCCCCTTAAACCCCTCAAGGAGAATCTTATGTTGCGTGTAAAAAAGCCTATACTTTCAATAGATAACACATTGACCGAACAATTGCAGCAAGACATTAAAAACAATGTGTATACGTTAGACGATGGAGTGCCTTTGCCTTTGTCTAAAACAGACAAATCAAAAATTATTTACAGAAAGTATGAAGCTGAATCTGAAATGATTTCTGATACAAAACATAAAGAGTGGACAGAAACATTAGTAACGCATAATAAGATTGCTATTTTAGGGTTGGAAGATAGGTTGCTTGATGATGATGTATCTGGTATTTCTACAGATGACGGTATTATAATGACATTTGAAGGAGAACCTATACAAACAGTATGCATTGATGCTAAAACAATGCGTGTGTTAACTGAAGAACAAGCTGAGTTAGAAGAAGAAGCAACTGGTCAAATGTTTGTTAGATATACTGAGTGGGGATTTAGACTTACTCAAGCTAAGTTAACTAATGGGCCAGAGTCAAGACAACGGTTGTCTGAAACATATGAAAAGCAAAAAAACCAAGAACAAGCAGAAATGTATAGTTCAATGGAAAGCTTTTTTTCTAAGTTAATGACACGCTTAGAAAGTGATGGGCAAGTAGTAAACACTCCAGAACAATTAGCTGAAAGCAAGGGAGCTATTGTTGATCCTAAATTGCTGATGCAAGAAATGTTGCAAACGCATACGCCAGAGCAATTAAAAGCTATGGTAGAAATGCAAGATGCAGAAAAAGATATAGCAGAGCCTCTAAGTCAAGAAGAACTTAAAGAAGTTGAGGCTGAAGAAAAAGCTTTGGATCGAATGGTCGAAAGTGGAGAAGTTGAAGAATTAAAACAATGATTCAAAGGTTTCTTACATGACCTATGAAGAAATATATAAGGAGTTAAATCTTTTAGCTTCAGAAGAAGATGGTGACGATTTTGAAAGCATGGCAAAACGCTCTATAAATCTACACTATTTTGAAATTCTTTCTGAAACTAACACTGATTTAGAACGCAGAGAATTTGAAATAACTACAGAATCTGGTGTTAGTAAGTATGGAATGCCTTTATATGTAGCTGATGTAATTAATATAGAAGACGATGAACAAGATCGTCCTTTAGATTTGCATGGGCCACATGAATACGATAGGAGACATTCAGGTACTTCTACTTCTGGATCGCCAGAAGAAGCGTATTGGATTGGAGAGCATGGAGTCCAGAAGCAACCTACGCAAGCAGGAGCTTTAACTGTTGAGTCTTCAGACAATACTGACACTGGCGAAAACTATGAAATAGTTATTCATGGCATGGTTGGAGGAGTGCAGACAAGAGAAGTCGTTGGTTTTACAGGCACTACTCCTGCTTCTACGTCAAGCTCTTTTGATGCTGCAAAAAATGCAGTAGGTATTCGTAGGGTAGTTTTAAAAAATAATAACAATACAACCTTTACTGGTAATGTAACGATTAAAGATTCTGCAGGTGTTGCTTTAGCAGTAATACCCCCATATTATGGGGATAGTCCTACCTATCAATGGTGGGAGTTTTGGCCCACTCCTTCTTCTGCGCAAACATACGTTATTCGCAGTTTAGCAGAAAAACCTCCATTAATTAATCCAGATGATTGGCCCGAAATCCCAGATCAGTTTCATGATTTGTTGATTTATGGGCCACAGTCAGTCTTGCTTGCAGGTAAAGGAAAAGAATCTGCTGCTGCCAGAGCTTTTCAAAAATACAATGAAAGAAAGCAAGTTTTGATGGGATTAAAGCAGCATAGGGGAGTAAAAAGAAGAACATTTAAAAACGTTAGCAACCCCTTTGTTCATCAAGCTAACTTTAGACGGATACCTAATGCGGTAGAATCTTAAATGCCAGACCCTACAAACTTAACGGGATTAAGAAAATCTCAAATTTTTAGGCTTAAAGGTTTAAAAGATGGATTAATATACCCTAATCCTGAGTTGTCCCCAGAAAATTGTATTGAAGTCTCTAATATAGATTTCAGCGAATTGCAAGTTGCGGCTAACCGTAAAGGCAAAGAAAAGTATAATACAGCACAATTAACAGGATCTGAGCCTTTAGTTGGGTTTTTCCAAGCTGACTATAAAGCAGGTTCGCAAATTGTATACACTACTCCCGACAGAATTTATACAGACAACGGGACTACAAGAAAAGAAATTACAGGATCATTAAGCCCTTCTGGTTCAGTTAACGACCATTATTCATTTGCTTTTATTGATGATAAAGTAATAGCAACGAATGGCGTAGATTTGCCATTTACGTGGAATGGTGATTATGCTACACCTACAAATGCAGCAGCTTTAACATTTTCTTCTGATTCTACTCAATTTACAAAATGCAAGGATGTTATAGAGCACCGTAATACGTTAGTTGTGTTGGCTCCTACAATTTCTGGAACGTTACAATCTACAAGGATATTGTGGGCAGACGTAGATACTAAGAATTTTGGTGTAGATATAACTAGGTATTTAAATTCAAATCGTTACGAAATAGGTGGCATTGGGTCTTCCCCAATTGTTGGTGGCGTAGATAATTGGGAAAAGTTATATATAATGAAGACAGATGGGGTATATCCGGGCCGTTTAGAGTTTACTACAGGATATATTGAGTATGTGCCAGATTTGTCTACAGGAGCATTTAGAGGATTTTCGCCAATAGCAAAATCAAGTTTTATAGCACGGCCAGAGTTTGTTTTTGGTATAGCATTAGAAGGTGCATTTATAATTACCAAAGATGGTGGATTTCAAATAATTACAAATGAAATTGATTTTGCTAATTTATTTAATAAAAATAGACTGCAGTATTGTATTAGTACTGTAAGAGAAGATGATCATCAGATAAGAACATTGATTAGCTCTGCTACAAATACTACAGGGTTTGATCAAATATTAGTTTTTGATTATTTGACAGGCGATATTTCAATCGAAGATTATAGTCAAAACAAACTAAGTTGGATAGATCGCTACGAAGAGGATAATACAGAACATGATTTTCATGCATCACATGCATCTGGTTATGTTTACAAAGCTAACACAGGCATAGATGATGATGGTGATAGCATTGATTGGACAATAACAACTGCTCCAAATGACTTAGGACTATCTGGCGTAGACAAAACAATACATTCTGTAGTTTTATATTACAGAGATATTGGAGAAGGTAGGCAGTCAATAGAGCTTTCTTTTATAAGAGATCAAGGAGCAAGATCTGGAAGGGTTAGAAACATAGACACTTTTGGAGCTACTGGTCAATATGATAAAGGATTGCTTTTTGATTCAGGGCTAAAGTATCCATCAACCAATCAAAATAAATTAAAGTGGGGCGTTAATAGATCTGCTAATAATATTAGCATGAAGTTTTCTGGTAATTCTATAGTAAAGTTAATTGGTTACCAAGTTTATTATACAGTAGACGATACAGAACTTAACACTCCTGCATAGGTGCTAAAATGGCTAATGTAACAACTCCAACAGTTTCTACTTTACCAGTAGCAGGTGCTGATATAATTGCAGCCCCATTAAATGGTTGGATTACTAATATTAAAAGCTTTGTTGAAGGAGCAAACATTGACGAAAACAATGTTGATTATTCTTCAGCAGACGGTATTGTAGTAAAACAACAAACGCAAACATTAACAGGCGCAAAGACTTTTTCAGCGGCTATTACAGCATCTGCAGGTGTAATTAGTGGCGGCAATATTTTATCGGACACAGACAGCACTGATGATTTGGGTAGCACTTCAAAGCGTTGGGCTAATGTTTACACGGATGCTTTAGGCGATACAGGACAAGCGTTAGGTGTCAAAGCAACGACATTGTCATTTGACGCAGCTAGCACTATTGACACATCTGGCAATAATAATCTTACGTTAGACGCAGGAACAGCTACTTTAACGTTAGATGCTGCTACGATTGAATCAGATGCAACCACCTTGTCTTTTGATTCAGCCGCAACAATAGACACTTCTGGCAATAATCAGTTAACAATTAATACGGGTTCTGCTAATCTTGCTATAACGACAGCCAGAGCAGTTGTTTCTGGAGATCTTGAAGTAGCAGGAGATGATTTATTTATGGGGACTAATACCTCTGGTCATCTTCTTATAGCAGATGGAACAAACTACAATCCTACCGCACTTAGCGGTGACATTACAGTAAACTCTTCTGGCGTAACTGCAATAGGGTCTGGCGTAATAGTTAATGCCGATGTCAAAAGTGATGCTGCAATTGCTCAATCTAAGCTTGATTTAGCTATAACAGCAAGCCAAATAGCAGCAGCAACTTTGGTTACAGAATCTGAAGGAATTAGTAGTAATGACAACGACACAACACTTCCAACAAGTGCTGCTGTAAAAGATTATGTAGATACTCAGATTCTAACTGAAGATACGTTAACAGAGTTAAACGACACAAACATAAGCTCTGCAAGCTCTGGTCAGCTTCTTATTTATGATGGATCTGATAGTTGGGATAATCAAAGTTTAAGTGGTGATGTTACAGTAAACGCTTCTGGAGTAACAGCTATAAGCTCTGATGTTATAGTTAATGCAGACATTAAAAGCGATGCTGCTATTGCCGACAGTAAACTTGCTACAATATCTACGTCAAATAAAGTTTCTGGATCTGCTGTTCAATTAGCCTCAACAACTGCTATAGAAAACTCTTCTGGTCTGCAAATTAAAAGCGCAATTGCAGGGACTGGATTAAGCCTTTCAAGTCAAGTCCTTTCTGTAGATGCTGCGCAAACGCAAATAACTTCTGTAGGAACATTATCGTCTTTAACTACTGGCGGCAATATAGTTAGTGATACCGATAGCACCGATGACTTAGGCACTACGTCTGTGCGGTGGGCCAACCTTTACGTTGACAGTATTGGTGATACAGGACAGGCACTGGCAATCACCGCAGGTAGCAACAACGTCAACGTCACCGCAGGGACACTCGCGCTAACAGGCGCACAGACTATTTCAAGCACATTGGGTGTTTCTGGCAACGTAACAATATCCAAGGACGCGCCGTACTTGATAATGACGGATAGCGGAACGGGTGGCGGGACGAGTAAGATTGCCGTAGACGCTGTCGGCTCAAATTACGGACTCTATTTTCAAGCTGATGGGTCTACGAATCACGTTATCCTTGAGTCAAACGGTGATTTCAAAGTAGACGCAGACACGCTTTTTGTCGATGCGTCAGCAGATAGCGTGGGCATAAACAATGCTTCGCCAACCGAAGTTTTGGACGTAGCTGGTGCTGTAAAAGCGTCTGCCGCAGCTAACAACTGGGGTTATAGCGCATCGTTTTTTGATCGCAGCGGAAATGATACTCGCATCTCCGCAGGTGCTACGAGCGGTAACAGCTCTAATATAGCATTTTGGACGTATAACAGTGGTTCGCAATCGGAAAAAGTTCGCATCACGAGCGAAGGTGATCTACTAATCGGCACAACTTCAGATCAGATAGCGCGTGTCTTTGCCACAACAGGGACGAGTGGTGATTATGCCGGATATTTTAAAAATACGGTAAGTAATCGTGGTGTATTATTTTTAGAAAACACCAACACATCATTAGCTGATGCTATGCACAGAATGACTGCAAGTGCGGCATATAATGGTTCGTCTGCTGCGTATAGTTTTTTAGTTGCCACTGGAAATGCCGCATCATCTGCTGATACAGAATTTGTTTTGCGTGGCGATGGAGAGGCTTTTGCGGATGGAGCATGGAATGCAAGTGGTGCTGACTATCAAGAGTATTTTGAATCAACTTCTGGAGAGTCGGCAGAGGTAGGACGCGCTATCGTTTTAGATGGTGATAAAGTGCGTTACTATAACGCAGACACGGACAGCACGGACGACATCATGGGCGTTACTCGACCACAAGCCGACAATAAAAATAGCGCGTTTGTTGGTAACGTAGCATGGAACCATTGGACAGATAAATATTTGACAGACGATTGGGGTGTATATCTGCGCGAAGATGTTACCGTCTGGACATACACCGATGAAAAAGGCGATGAGCACGCAGTCTACGAACGAGCAGAAATAGCTAAAGATGCAGATTGGACTCCACCCTCTGGCGCGACATCATCGACTCAATCTGTTCGCAAATTAAACCCAGATTATGATGAATCATTAGTAGAGGGATATCAATCGCGTGAAGAGCGTGATGAGTGGTGGCTGATTGGTTTGTTAGGCCAGATACAAGTCAAAGCAGGTGAACCAGTAAATCCTCGTTGGATCAAGATGAAAAATATTTCAGATGCAGTTGAACTGTATTACGTCAGATAAGGAAAGCAGACAATGGCCTACACACACGAACTAATTATTACAGATCGCATACGGGTTGCACCGTCCAGAGTAATTGGCGATGACAGCACGCAAGAAAACGTCATCGAAGCCGTAGTCTGCATAGCTACATGCACAGACGATGAAACGAATGAAGTGGCAAGCACTGATCCGTGGGTTACGATTGATCTGAGCGAATTGACAGCAGGTGACTTTGTAGCGTTTGACGATCTAACGGGATTGCCTACACGCGCACGCACGCAACTTGAAGCGTGGGGCGAAGAGCAGAAGGCAGGTCTGGAGGCACAGTTAGCGGCAAGAGCTACAGCCAGTAAAGAGCGAGAAGCACCGTGGGCCGCTTAATTCGCGCAATTCAGCGCGTTGGTATGGCGTATCTCAACGCAATGATGGACGCATATAAAAGGGATTAAAACAATGCCTTATTTGCCACCGGAACGAATAGCGTCACCAGATGAGTTGCGCGACAGTTATCGAAGGGCATTAGAGGAAATAAAATCACTACGTCAAGCCGCCCATAACGAAAGGGTAGCAAGTCGGCAAAACCGCAAAGAAGCATTAGAAGGTCGTAAAGTCGTAAAAAAATTAAACAAAGATATCCTTACATTAACAAAAAAAGAGAAGGCCCAAGAGGAAGCAAGTAAATGTGGCTATTGGTCCGGTGCCGCAACGGTATGTGTCACAATGCTTTACGAAGCGTGGAGAATAGTTGGGTTTCCCGGAGGTAGAGAGTGGGCAGGATGGTGGGAACATGAAGCTCTTTACGGTGCAATTTGTTGGATTACCACGATGACATTTGCTAGTTTTTATAAAGCAACACAAGGACAATAATTATGTCAGAAGCAGTTGATCCTTTAACAATGATACTTACAAATGGGGGAACGGGTTTGGGTGGTGGAGCACTTACTGCTTATATTTTGACTAAAGTGTTAGGTAAAAATAACACTTCTGAAGATCAAACAGTTGAACAGTTAAAATCTTTAGGTCAAAAAATAGACAATACAAATGAGTTATTAAATGAATTATTGCGTTCGCAAGCCAAATTAGAAGGCGTATTACATAACATTAACCAAAGGAATTGAGGTCGTTATGCCCGGAATGACTCGTATGGGAATGCTATCAAAACCCAAAAAGAAAAAAGCAAAAGCAAAAGCAAAAGCTGTAGCTCCAAAAGCAAAAAAGAAAAAGAAAGCAATGAGTAAGTCGCGCAGTAAATACGGATATTAATTGTTAACAAGTAATACGCCTTCTAAAATACTATGGCTAAGAAAAAAGCAAAATCAAGAGTAAACGAAGCAGGTAATTACACTAAGCCCACTATGCGAAAACGTCTTTTTAACCAAATTAAAGCAGGTTCAAAAGGTGGCAAAGCAGGACAGTGGAGTGCTCGTAAAGCGCAAATGTTAGCAAAACGTTACAAAGCTGCAGGTGGAGGTTATAAGTAATGGCCCCTAAATCAAGACATTATAAAAAAGACGGTTCTGCTTTTACGGGCAAAACACATAAAATGAAAAATGGCGTAATTCATAGTGGGGCAACGCATAGGCCAAGCAGTATACGTCTTTATCATTATACTGACTTATCTAAAAAGGCTAAAGAGAAAGCGCGTAAAAGTTGGCGTTAAAAAAAAGTCAAAAGAGTTTAAAAAAATGGACTAAGCAGAAATGGCGTACTAAAAGCGGTAAGCCGTCTACGCAAGGTTCAAAAGCTACAGGTGAACGATATCTGCCAACTGCTGCAATAAAAGCTTTGTCTTCAAGCGAGTATGCTGCAACTTCTCGCAAAAAGCGTAAAGATACTAAAAAAGGCAAGCAGGTTTCTAAGCAACCTAAACGTATTGCTAAAAAAACAAAACGATATAGGTAATAACATGCCAAAGAAAAAAGATCCACGGCTTGCAAGAGCAGGAGTGTCTGGTTTTAATCGACCTAAAAGAACGCCAAATCACCCAAAAAAATCACATGTAGTTGTAGCTAAAGAAGGTGATAAGGTAAAAACTATACGTTTTGGAGAGCAAGGTGCTAAGACTGCAGGGAAACCTAAGAAAGGCGAATCTTCTAAGATGAAAAAGAAGAGAGCCAGTTTTAAGGCAAGGCACTCTAAGAATATAGCAAAAGGGAAAATGAGCGCAGCGTATTGGGCTAACCGCGTTAAGTGGTTGTTTTTATTGGGTTTATACTAGGAGACTAAAATGTCTAACGTTACTTATTCTGGAGCTACGAGAGAACAAGAAGCTTCTTTTATCCCAGAATTAAAACCTTTAAATGTTGAAAAAGAAATTTCTCGTATAATAAAAGAAACAGATGGATTATCTCCTGCAGATAGAAACAACCTACTGTTAGCATTTAATGATGTACAATATGAAAGCGATAATTGGGTAGCTACACTTCAACGTGAAGCGGATAAATTAGTACGAAGTGGCAATGTTGTAAACGTTTCTGATGATGAAGTGCAGGGATTGATAGATGATATAAATAAAGTGGGAAAACCAGATCCATTATCTGATGAAGAAGAAGTTGAAGGTAGGTTTGACCGCGATCAAGTGCAGACAAATATCAATCTTAACACTCGCACAGATGAAACGCAAGATGCTTTAGATAAAATTGCAAGCGAGTCGGAAGAACAAAGAAAAGCAAGAGAAAGCATCGCTAGTGGCGTTGACACAGAAGTCGATATAGACACGCCTTCTCTTAGCGATTTTTCTAATGAAGAGTATGTTAATGAAATTAATTCATTGTCAGAATTATTTTTTGACAATCAATCAACGTATAATAATCAACCAGTTTCTCCTCTAGATATACAAGGTATATTTGCTGATAATTTTGTACAAGGTGTCGATTGGAGATCGCAACTGCGTGATGCTTTCCTTCAATACAGAAGAACGTTAGATGCAGCAGGTGCAGATACTGGAGAAACTGAGGCTGAAAGACTTGAAAGAGAAGCGCAAGAAAATAAAGATAGGGCTGATACAGTTGAGACAGTAAGAGATTTAACTGATGACGTTATAGACTCTGACAATACGCCTGTTGAGTTTACGCAAGAGCAAGTTACTGGATTGTTAGATGAGCTATTAAATGCAGATCCAATCTTAAAAAACCTTGTTGATAATAATACAATTTCAAGATCTGATATTATTTTTTCTTTTAACGACAGGGTTAGGTTAGGCGCACCATGGGATGCAACGTTACGAAACGTAGTAAATAAATTATCTCTTGAAGCAGGATATGATAAGAGTCAAGCATCAATAGATCCTTCTCAAGAAGTAGATGTTGTTGAAAGTGATGATCCTGAAAGATTAGCAGCCGATGGTCGTACTGCTACGGATGTAAGAGTTGGTGGGACAAAAGAAGAGCCGTATGAACTTAATTCAGATAATTTACGAACAGAATACGATAGGTTATTTAAAGAATATCCTGAGTTAGGGGATATCCCAATTAATGTATTTAATACTAGGTTTGCTGATATTTACGATGCAGACGATTCAAGAAATTGGGTTAGACAGTTAAATGCGTTTGCTGTAAATGAAGTTGATAGGGTTAAAAGAGAAGAACGTAAAGAAGATTTAGACGTTCAAGAAGCAGATGTTAAAACAGACGCAGATATTGAAGATGAAATTGAACTAGATATTGATACAGAAAACAAAATTAACATTGAAGCTAAAGATGAATTTACTCAAGAGTTGTATGATACTGAATTAAATAGACTTGCTAATGTTTATAGTAGTAAAGGGTTTAATTTAGATACAGATAAAGGTAAAGTTTTTGATAAGTTTTTAGAGTTAACTGATAGAGCAGGAGAAAACTTTGATTGGGAGCTTCTTTTAAATCAAGCAGTTTTATCTGTTATAGAAGATAAGGAAGATGTCCCTCAAGACGTAGACGCTGAAGAAGAATCTGTTACAGCAGACGAAGATACAGGTCTAGGTGCAGATGATACTTTTATTGATAGAGCCAAATCTCAATTAGATGACCTTCCAGAAAGTGATGTAGAAGAAGAAGCTAGAGCAGCAGGGTTATTGCCCCCTATAGCAGATGATGAAGATGTAGTTATTGAAGGGTTGGATGGAGATGACATTGAGCCTTCGGGTGATGAAAGCGATTTAGATGAGTTTGCAGCAGAGTTTATAACGTTAGTAGAAAACATAGACCTGTCTAATGCGGAAACAATTAAAGAAATAAAAGCGACCTTAGATGAGGTCTATAATAACTACAAAACGGATTTAGAAGATTTTGCTGAAGCCGAAGCAGCAATAAATATAGTTGATCGATATTTGCCTACAATTTTAGAAGAAATTTTATCTGCTTCTCAAAGTTTGTTTGAAGCAGATGATGCGGCTGACGATGAGCTAAATAGTAAAATTGATACAATCTTAGAATCTATGGAAGTAGATAGAGATGATCTTCTATCTAAACAAATAAACCTAATCAATATGCGTTATGATAAAGCATATGAAGGATTGCAAAGAAAAGGGCTAATTGAAGGTGGAGGAATCTCTGCATCGGGTGCTAATATACGATCTGGTATTGAGTTAGAAGAAAAACGAACACAAGATTTAATACAAGCAGAAATAAACTTAGATGAAAAATTAAGGCTTGAAGCAAAAGAAACGTTAACTCTTTTAGATTCAATAAATAGATCTAGAACTACGCAAGCAATTACAGAGCAACAGTCAAGAACAGAAACAGCACAGCAGTTGCTTGATTTTGTTTTGGATCTTGAAAGCTTGAGATTAGGTCAAAGGGAAGCTGCAGTTGGAGAAAGAGGGGTTGCTGTAGATGAAAGACAAATCACATTAGCTGAGTATAGAGCGCAAGTAGATGAAAGATTAGCCGAAGCGGAGCTTACTGGCAAGCTTGGTGAAGTAGAAACCATAGCTTTGCGTGAAATGCTTTCAAGAGTAGAAATTGAAAACAGAAAATTAGAACTAGAAAACATCGCTCTTGATGCAAATATATCTATAGAAGAAAGAACTGCGGCTTTAAATGAATTATCAACAATAAAAAACATAGAGCTTGACGCTAAAAAATATAACTTAGAAGAAGTCTTAGGGTTGCAGGGACTTTCTTTATCGGAAAGACGATTGCGGCTTGATGAGTTCTTAGGTGAAGCAGGTATAGAAGCAGAAGAGCGTGAGTTTGTTCTTAACAAAATGCTTGGCGAAGGTGAGCTAGCAATTCGCAGAGAACAGCAAGATCTTGAATTTGCAAGATTTAACCTAACTGACTTTATCGAAAGGAAAAATCTTCTTTTAGCTGAGAATCAACAGAAATTAGAGGCAGGTCAAATAAACGAACGGCAAGCTTTAGAAGAACAAAGGTTGTTGCTTGATCAGTTTATTGCAAATAATAAAGTTGTGTTAGATCAAAATGCTCAAAGAATTGACGAGAAAAGATTAGAGTATGATCAGTTGTCAAGAGAAGAGCAGTTAGATTGGGAAAAAACTCTTGGATTAGAACGACTGTCTTTGGAGGGTGAGCAGTTAGATTTAGAAGAAAAAAGAATTTTATTGCAAGATTTGACTGCTAATAGATCTATTGACTTAGATCAAAAGCAGTTGGTTTTAGAAGAAGCAATTTTTAATACAGAGTTTGATTTATCTGAAAGGCAATTTTTCTTAGAAGAGTTTTTATCTAAGTCAGAACTGTCACTAAGAGATCAGCAAATAGCACAAGAAATGATCTTGTCTAATGCAAGAATACGGCAAGATGATGAGCGGTTAGACTTAGAAGAACGACAGTATACTCTTGAAGAAACGCTTAGAGTTAGTGATCAGTTAGGATTTATCATAAATAAAGATGGTATACCAGTAAAAACTCTAAAAGCAAAAGCTCAAGAAGATAGCAGTAGGTTGGCTAATCAAGGATTGGATTTAGAACGACAGCAATTAGATGCCACAATAGATCAATTTAATAAAGAATTGCAACAACAATTTAGAATGTTTCAAGCTAACTATGGCTTGTCTGAGCGAGAGCTATCAAATGCTCAAGAAGAATTTAGTAAGCGGTATGAGTTAGATGCGGCAGAATTAAATTTGACTATTAGAACAGCATTTGAGCAAAACATTCTTAATATAGAAGAGTTAGATATTAGGCGTGGAGAGTTAGATCTTTCAAAAATCCAAGTAGAAAATGAAGCAGAGTTGGCACTGGCAAGGCTTGATGCCGATGCTGATGCATTACAGGCTCAAATAACACAGCAAAGCTTAGATAGAGAATTGGATAAGTTAGAAGCCGCAGGGAATCTTAAGCTTAGCTATTTAGAGTTTGAAGCAAGAAGGTCAGAAGCTGAAAGAATGGATGAGTTAGCTTTGACCGAAGCTGCAAATGAATATGCAATTAGTAGGGAGAAACTTGCTTTAACAAGATATCAAGTCGATCAAGATGTTTTACAAAGAGGCTTAGATAGAGCGCAATCTGCGAGGTTTTGGGCAAACGAGTTTGGTTTAGATAAAAGGCAAGTAGAGCAAGCATTAGACTTTGCAAAAGATCTGCATGACGAAAAGTTAATAGCTCTACGCCAAGAATACGACATGACTGAAGAAGAATTTAATCGGTTTATGTCTGAGTATGATAATTATGAAAAGTCTGAAGCCAGAAGAGATTCTATTTGGGCAGAGGTTTTAGATGGTAATTTGTTAGATACAGATAAAGGAAAAGAAAAATTTGCTGCAATTATGAGCGTTATGGGTATGACAGCAGGAGGGGTTGGCACTGGAGGGTCAAGAGATAGGGGAGGTGGATTTTTCTCTGGCTTGGGAGAAGCCTTCTTTAGTGGGGTTGGGGCAGGAGTAGGTGATGTTACAAGAGAAGGTGTTGTGGATCTTTATAATTCTTTTTTAGACAATAGCAGTCCTGATGAAGGTGGGGCCGGGGCTGCTAAATTTGCAACATCAACTCTCCCCACATTCCTTAAAGGTGTCCAAAGCAAACTTGATTCGTTTTTACCCGGAGAAGGTATGGGGTTTTGGAATAAAACAGTGCCTTATATGGCAATGGCATATGCTTCATTTAAAACTGTTTCACATGTAAAAAGCTTATACGATGGATCAGCTTCTAAGAAGTGGTTTAAAGAAGGTATGCAGATTCCGCAAAAAGATATAACGAGAATGGCAAATGCAGGTCTTTTTGCACCCGAAATATATGAAGAAGATATGAATTTTTATTCAATGTGGTTTGATTGGTCTAAGGGTGAAATAAAATACGAAAACGTAGATGGGAAAACAGTTCATGAAGAAAAGATTGAAGATTTCGTTTTAAGAACAAATAAAGTTTTTCTGCCTATAGATGCATTTGCTGTACAACTTGGTGTTTCAGTTGATGACATGCAAGAAAACTTTGGTATTATGGATAATTATTCCAATGAGAAATCTGGTCGTGAATTTAATCCAACTTATGTTATTATTAGCGTAGATAAAAATAGGCCATTACAAAGTTCGTATGATCAATATGGGGATGAATTGACTGAAAACAATTTAAATCAATTCTTAGATGATAAAATTTCTACAGATCCTCGTTTACGAGAGTATGACAAAGTGGATTTATTTAATCAATTTGCAGATAAATACAATGAAGACAACATAGGCAATTGGGCGTTTCAACTTGATAACTTTTTAATGGACGAAGCAGACAAAATTGCCCCTTCTCCCGACCAAACAACTTCTATTAGATTTGTTGGTAGTAACATAGAAAATAACGAATACCGCAACGATTTTATAATTGAAGGGGAGCAAGCCGCTCCTTACGTAAGCAATATGATGGATTACGATCCAAATAGAAGATCTTTTTTGGATGATATGAGAGACAGAGAAAAAGAAGGTACTCTTTATATTGAAAGGGTTCGTGACGAAGAAGCGTATGCTCAAAGTAGAGAAGAGCGAATGAATAGATTTGTCGATGATGTAATGTCAGATACTTCAGAAGATCCGTCTTATTTAACATCTGACGAAAAATCTGAAGAAGCCATAAGAGAAGGTTACGTAGGATAGTAAATTAAGGAACATACAAAGAGGATACTACAATGGGCTTTTGGTCTAGAGCAGGACAGGGTTTTACGAGAGGATTTTCAAGCACGTTTGACGTTGGCAGAGAACTGCGTGTGCAACGTGAAATGCGTAGGCAAAAAGCCAAGCAAGAAAAAGACAGGATTAATCAACTAACTCTTGATAGATTGCAAAATCCCTATGTTAATACTTCAAGAGTTGGAACAGGGATTTTACCTGAAGAAGAGCTAGAGTTAAGAGAAAAAGTTAATGCTGAAAAAAGGCAAACTTCGCTCCAAAACATTATAAGCGAAGTTAATTTATATACACAAACAGATGGAGACGGGAATCCTAGATCAGACAGAATAGATCCAAATAGATCAAAAGCTATTGAAGCTTTAATAGCAAAAGAAATAAATAATCTTACTGCTTTAAGAAAAACATATACGCCGCGCATGGATGTTACGCAAGAAGTAACCCCTGCTAGAATGGGTAGGATTTCTACTCCAAGCGGCCCAAGTACTATGCCAGATATTGACGAGTTTGGCAATGTGCAAATAAGAGACACTGCTGATGAAGCTCCTGTTGATTATCAGTTAGAAAGAACACCCGGGTTTTTAGTTGAAGATACAACAGTACAAAAATCAGACGCGCTATTACAAGTAGAAGATGCTCTAAATACTCTTAATACATTAGCTCAACGTGTTACTGATTTTAATGAAAGTGTATACAAAAGAGGAAAAGCAAGAACAGGATTTGACGCTTTTTTGGCAACCCCTACCAACACTGAAGCGTCATTTAATAATTTTATGAATTCTGTTGTAAACGCTCAAACCAATTATCGGTTTGTTGATGATGGTTTAGTAGAAGGTATTACAATAAAAAACCTTGAAAACGCAGCGTCAAGAATATATGCAGAGCAAGGTTTAGAAGCAGCAGAAGCTTTTTTAGATAGAAATAAAAAAAAGGTTCCAGACGGTCAGTCTGATATTATACGAAGTCGTTTGTTGGGTATGTATGATTTTAGAGAAGATAAGGAAAGCGAAGCTTTTGCTGAAAGCGTTCTTAAAAGCAATATAATTAAATTAAGCAATACTAATATTGACAATTCACAAGCATTAATTCATATGACAACGATTAGCAATTCTTCGTTGTCAAATGATGAAAAGAAATCATTGTATGATATAGTTACGCAAGCTAATGAAAACAATATTAGAACTCAACAAGAAAATTATAATCAACTGTTAAGAAGGGCAGTTCTTGACATACAAACTCGACAAGAACGTGACTATAAAGAAGAATTAAAGATTTTTCAAAGAAATAATCAATTAGCGGGTATGGATGTAAGAGATGAAAATATGCAAAGAGTGGGGCCGCCAGAATACGCTCCCAACATGCGTCAAATAAAAAAGACAGCTGAAGATAATTTATTACAATTATTCCCAGAGTTTCAGGTTTTAAAAGACAGAGAAGCTTATGGTCGTGCTTCTGTAATAGCAGGGACAGGCAATATAGTTGATGGAGCGATAAGTCTTTATGCTTCAAGAGTACAAAGCGGTTCTGTGAGCATGGATGAAAACAGTCCGAACTATTATGAAACTGTAATTTCTGCAGACGCTTCGTTGACTTTAGCCGAACAGAGAAAAATTACTACAGAAATTGGTAAAATAGATCCTGTTTTATTAAGAGAAGAACAAGAAAATTATAGATCTAATTATGATAGAGTGCAAAGTTACATCCCAGAAAATGATGATTATTTAAATAAGTTAACAGGGAATGCTTTACTGTCTCTTACAGAAGTAGCTTATAATTTTAAAAAAAGCTTTAGAGAAAACCAAGAGTTGACAACCCAAGATATTGCTGAAGTTGCACATGAGTATGCTACTAAAAAAATGAATGAAACTGGTCAATCTGCACAGTCAATATCTAATTTTATTGTTAATTATGTAACAGATCGCCCTGCAAGAGAAATGTTTGTAACTACGGGGCCGACACAAGAACAAGAAGATATTCTTGAAACTGCTCCAACTTCAAGGGATTCTTTTATAGCTCCAACGGGTCTTACAAGACAAGGGAATTCTGAAATGACACGCACTGGTGCGTCAAACGCTATAACTGAAAAATCTTTTGGAGGTAGAGTAAACGTAGAAGGATTCCAAGAAGATGTTATAGATCCTGCTAGAAGGTATATTGGTAATATAGGAGAAGCAGTTGACCGTGTGTCGGGCAAACCTGATACACGCGCAATAAATGCTTATCTACAAAAAAATTATCCAGACGTAGGTCTATTTACTCCAAGTAGACGGCAATATATTTTAGATGAATTGAATATGTCATATCCTGAATTGCTTCGTGCTGCCCGTGAAAGCGCACAGTAAAGGTTTAAAATGAATAGCAAAGAACGTTTTAGACAAGACGTTTTAAATTTTACGCCAAAGAATCAATTTAATAAGTCTAATGTTGACACTTCGTATATAGACTCTTTGCTATATAGCAAAAAAGATTTATTAATAGACTCTGAACCAAAGACAAAAAAACAAACTGATTTAATTTATAAGCCACCAGTTCAAGAAAATTTTTTTGATGTTGGTTTTGGGGAGTCTGAAATAAGAGTTCCTGCCCAAGTTAACCCTTCTTATTCTACAAAACCACGCAATTACAAACAAAATACAGCAGATTATATAGCTTCAAGTGAACTGTCTAATAACCTTTATAAGATAGATGTTATGGGGCAAAGGGCTGAATACGAAAAAGCTCTTAAAGAAGACAGTGAGTCTTTTGGTGCAGACACTATACTAACTGATGTGTTTGATTTTTTAAGTGTTGGCAATTATACAACTGCTTCAGCCATAGAAGTTTTGTTAAATGACGGATCGCCAGAGCAAGCTTTAAAACAAGCAGCCGTAGAATTTTCCAATTCTTTAGGATTCGCAGACAATTTAGGATTGGAAAGTCAAGTTAGAAGAACAACTTGGGGTGATATATTTACAGGAAAAAGAGGAAAGACTGCTCTTACAATAGAAGATTCTCCTTACATTGCAGGAGCAGCAGGATTTTTGTTTGATATATTTTTAGATCCGACAACGTATACAGGATATGGACTTTTAAAGGTAGCGAAAGGTGTTGGCAAATTAGACAACATAGCAGGTGCTGCTGTAGGAGCTAATAGTGTATCTACTATAGTTTCTAGTAGTGGTATTGGTAAAGAATTTCGTAAAATGTTTATCCCTAATAGCTTAGTCAAAGGGTTGAAAGATGGAGAAAACGTTGACGAAATTGTTGAGACTGTTAACTCTTTGCGATTAGCAGAAGATGAAAACGCTACGCTTGTAACTGCTGAAGAAATCCAAGGATCGGCTGCTGATTTTTTAGGTGGGTTAATTCGCAAAGATGCGGCTATTGCGGCAGAAACTGATGCGCTACGTGAAAACATATTGAAGGTAGCATCAGATTTAAATGAGGGGGAGTTGCGTTTAATTGGAGCGTATTTAGATCAGCCAAACCTAAATGAAAGTATCATAGATCAGCTTAAAGTAAACGACAATACAAAAAGCGTATTAAAAACAGCTTCTCAAGAGTTTAGGGATATGCTTCGACTAATGGGTGAAGCAGAATCTAAAGTAGGCTTGTTTGATGAAGCACAGCTAAGAGCAAACTATAGTAAAGGCATGGAGCCTATTTCTGAATTTTCAAGAGCTATAGTGCAAAAGTTTTTTCAACTGCGTTTTGGTAAAGAGTTAGGGCTAAAGAAATATCAAACCCATACAAGTGGGCCTGTTACGTATAGCGATACTGGCATTATGAAATCTTCATATGCAAAAAGTTATCCTACGTTAGAGTCAAGAATTTTTGATTTAGTGTCAACGGAAACTAACGTTGCGCTAATGACTGTTAGTCGCGGTATGGAGTCAATTAGAAAAGTTAATTCACAGAAATTTTTTGATGCTGTTTTATCCGATACTAGAATAGCTGTTCCAATAGACGCAAAAGTAGCAACAGACGCAAACGATCCATTGCGAACGTCTTTGGAAAGTCATGGCATGAAAGTGTTCAAAGCTCCAACCTTGTCAACAAGAAAAAAAGCGTTGCAAGAATCGGGTGAGGAGCAAATGTATTACGCTCTACCTGCAGCAATGGTAGATCAATTAGACGAAATGAATAAGGTTTTTACTAACCCTAACGATACCAATAAATTTTTGCGAACTTTTAAGGAAGTGCAAGGTATTTGGAAGTCTTATGCTTTGCTATCGCCCGGTTATCATGCAAGGAATTTATATTCAAATGTCTTTAATAATTACATTGCAGGAGTAGATGATCCTCTTGTATATAACGAAGCACTGTTGTTGCAGGTAGAAGATACTGCTAACATAAAAAATAGAGCGGTAAGATCTGCTTCTGAAGCTCTTTTAGGTGGTAGGAAGACATTAGATACGTATATGTTTGACCTGCCCGATGGCACTAAAGTGTCAGCAAGAACAATTAAAGAAGAGTTGACTAGGAATGGCATTGATCAAGGGGGTATGATCTACGCTGAGACAGACTTAGGCATAGGCAAAGAACTTATGACTTCGTTTGAATTGCGTAGTAGTAGACCTAAAACAACTGAGATTAATGACGGGATGTCGAATTGGGGGAACAGAGAAGAAAGAATTGCAAGAGTTGCAACACAAATTTATCAGTCATCATTAGGTGGAGCAAAGGTTAAGGATGTTAAAAACTTGCCACAAGGGTCTGTTCGCGTTGCAGAGCTTTATGATTTAGTAGCAAGGTCATGGGCTTGGAAGAACGCCAAGACTCCTGAAGATTGGTATGATAGACACATCCATGATTTCAGAGCTTTTGCTCTAGCTGACGAAGAAAATCCTCAAGGGTTAGATATTTTATTTTCTAAAAAACAAGACTTAGATATTAAAAAAGCTTCTACGGATTATACAGATACAGACTTTGATCATGCTAACTACACATATGATAGTGATTATTCTTTAAAAAATATGAGGTTTCCTGTTATAACGACAGGTAGTCCTAAGATAGATACTCCAGAATTTAAAGCTTTTGCTGATGAAACTACTGCAAAAGACGCAAAAACTGGAATGCCAGTATTGGTGACACATGGCACAAAAACTGTAGAAGATATTGTTCAGCGCGGATCTTTTGATACAGGCATGTTGCAACCTCATGCTAATATGTACGGGCAAGGGATATATGTGAATGAAGATGTCTTTATTAAGATAGGCGAAACGCAAGCTGATACAAAAGCTATTGTAAACTACAATGGAGATGTAAAGTCTGAAGGATTTAATATTGTATCAAATGGTTATGCAACAATACACAATACGTCTGAAAATTTAGATTTTATTGTTGACTTTGAACGGTTAAAATTAAAAACAAAAAAATATTTGAATTTAGAATTAGATTCTGACTTATCTAAATTAGATGACAATTTAAATAAACTGCAAAAAGCCAGACAAAAAGAAGCGGCCACCTTTACAAAAGCAGCGCAAGAGTTAAGTAGAATATTAGATCCACAAAACGCAGACGTTGTAGGACGTAAGCTACCTAAGTCTATGTCTGTAGAATTAAGCAAACCTGTAAGCCAAAGCCGTTTTTCTGCACAAGCTTTTGGAGATGAACCCAAACAAACAGTAACTAAAAAGCTAACAGAACAAGAAAATAATTTTTTCAAAAAGGTTTATGATTATTTACAAGAAAACGTTAGCGATTATGGTGACAGTTTTGAAGATGCTAAAAGTATGTTTTTACCAAAGTCTTTACAGTTTAATGCAGAAAACAAAACGCTTTCATTAGACTTACCTACAAGGTCAGAAAAAGGTTCATTAGACTTAGAAGTAATAAGGTTTGAAGAATTTTTTACAGATTACGAATCATTAAATCCTGCGTTAAAAGAAAGAGTAAGCGAGTTTTCAGATGCATTTGATGTTATACCAAAATCTTTAACTAGAACTTCAGAGCAAAAAACATTTGGAGAATCAAGAAGTTTTACACAAGATTTTTTAACGGCTCAAGAACGTTCTCCGTATGCTAGATATGAGCTTGATAAAGACGCAGGAAACAGAATTTATCAAGAACTTATGGACTTGTTGTTGCGAGGAAAAGTAAGGCAGAAAGCTTACGAAGACAGTACAATGTTCCACAAAACTGATATAGAAAAATTAATTAAGACACATACTTCAACAGCATCTATTTTTGAAAACCAAAAAAAAGTAAAACAGTTGTCGAAAGTATTAAACGAATCTTCTAAACGCTTCAAAGATTTTTCTTCGTATAATGACATAGAAAGAAAAGCTATTAGAACTTTTGCTGAAGCAAATCAGATGAACGTAGTAGATCCAATTACTGGAATGTCTAAAGCAAGAGACGCAAGTCCGGGTTCGCTTGAAGGTTACATAATGGTAAAAAACCCTTTTGTTATTTCAACAAGAAATGCCAACGGGTCAAGTTTTACACAAGCTCAAATGCCAAATCCAAAAATGTTGCAGATGTCAGATAGTATAGCAAAAATGGCAATCAATGATTTAGCTAAAATGCAAAGGACTCCTTCGTATGAAAAAGGACTAAGCCCTTACACGCGACAAAGTCTTGGCGTAAAAGAGACAATTCCTCTTTTGGGTAAGAGTGAAATTGTTCCGAAAGAATTGCCAAGTACGTATGAAGAACCTATGAGGGCTTTATCTAATAAGCAATTAAAAGAGTTAATGAATTCAGAAGAATACAAAGCAATCAAGCGTGGCGTTTTTACTGAAATGGAATATGCAGATATAGATCAACGTTTAAGTTTTAAACAAAAAGTGATACCTGCGACACGCGAAAAAGAAATAATTAAAGAGTCTGCAAATATCGGAAGCGGTAACACGTATAATGATGATTTTTATCAGACAATGTCAGTAAGATTAACCAATTTATATAACAAGGCAGCCGATATTGTTAATAGAGAAAAATTAGTAGAAGGTGGAAAAGTATTAGAGCAAAGGTTTGATGTAGGTATGCAAGGGTATAATTTAGTTAATTATTTTTTAAAAGATCTTGGATTTGATGCGATTACACATGCAGATGGATTTAAACCCTATCGACCAACATCGACTAGCCGTACGTTAAATGACGAGCCATTTAATGTATACTCACAAACATGGGTATTGTTTGATTCAAGCCAATTCAAGTCTACAAAGAATCGTGGAACTTGGAATACGGGTGATCAAAACATGTTTAAACAGCAAGTAGATGATAAGATAAAAGGGGCAATTCAATTTTTGCCAACAGGCAAAGCAAACATCTTAGCTACTCCCGATGCAGATACATCTACATTTGTGCATGAGCTTGGTCACTTAATACGTAGGACGATGTTAAGTCCAAGCGACAAGAAAGTAGTTCAGCGTTTTGTAATGGGCAATAAAGAGTATAATGCCGCCTATAAGAAAGCTGTAAAGAAAGCAGAAAAAGCGGCTATGGACAGTCCTCAAGCTAATATAGATGTAGATGAGTTGGTTGTTAGCTTGATGGAAAAAGAAATGGGCGTTGAAAAATACGAAGAAATCTTTGCTAAATCTTTTGAGCAATATGTAATGGAAGGGGTAGAGTTTAAGACAATGCCTTCTGTTGTGCGTGGAACGTTTGATTATATGAAAGAGTCCATGCAAGATATATACGACTTCTCAGAAGGTGGGAAAGTTGGTATAAAACCTAAAGATGAAACAAGGTATGCTATTGAAAGAGCGTTGGGTAGAGGCACAGAGACAGACCCCGAAACGTTAGCAACTCCAAGAGCTATCCTTGAATCCGCTACAGAAGTATCGGGAGAGTCTTTAGCTAGAAAAGCACAACGATTTTTAGGAAGCAACGCATTGGTAAAGTATAATAGAGCAATGGGTGAGCGGTTAGAAAACAATGCGCGAATTGCTCATTACTTACATATGAGAAAGAATGACGTTGGCGAATTAAAGTCTAATGGTTTATTAAACAAAAAAGCCGTAGGTCGTGGAATGACAGAAGAGGAAGCGGCTGAGTCGGTAAGACGTTACTTGTTTGATTACAATGAGCTTACGCCATTTGAGCGTGATGTAATGAAGACAATTATTCCTTTCTATACTTGGATGAGGAAAAATATTCCGCTTCAATTACAGTCTTTGGTTGAAAGACCACAAAGGTATTCGCCTGTAGCTAAGTTTCAAAACAACTTAGAAGTTATGTCTTCTGAAGAATATGATCCTAGCACGCCAGACTACTACGAAACAATGAATGCTGTAAAGTTGCCCTTTGATAGTGGGAGTATACCGCTAGATGGCGATGGTATGCCAACCTACTTAGCGTTGGATTTACCATATACTGATTTAAATAGGTTGAACATGAAAGATATGATTTCTTCCATGTCTCCTTACTTAAAATTGTTTTCAGAGATTTATCCAGACGAAGGCTTGAGCTTTTATCTTAACAGCCCAATAGAGGCATACAAGGGTGAGCCTTCTTATCTTGATGTGTACAATAAAAAAATAGATACTGGATTGACTGAGAAGCAAATGCATGTCCTAACAAACTTAGCACCACCTGTTGGTAAGGTTGCAAGATTAGTTACAAGAGCAGGTGAAGGGAAGCTAGGAGAGCAATTACTTAGAGAAGTTTTTGGTTTAAATGTTAGAGCATTAGATGTAGATGCTGCGGCTAGGGCTAAACTGTATCAACGTAGGAATGTAAGCAGGGCAGTGTTAAAGCGTCTTGAAGATAAAGCTAAATTAATAGGATTGGGACAAGCAACTGATGAAATAATTGATGACTTTATTAATTCTGAGGATCAGTAATGCTCCCAATTTTTTATGAGACTTGAAAGCTTGTATTTGATTTCATTGTATTTATCCTTGTCAACAAGGACAAGCTTTACTTCTGGATAATACTTTGCCATTCTTTTTAGTTTGGTCTTAGACTTTGCGTCCATGAATCCTTTTACTTCGACATAATAAGGTTCATCGTTGATAGTCTCCCATACTTTAAAGTCTGGCAAATATGATCGAACCCCACGTTTAATTTCTTCAAACCAAAAAACGTGGGGTTCGTATTCCCATCGCTGTATCTGTCCACGATCCATCAAAAAGTTTAAGTATCTGGCATAGTTAGCTTCCCAAGAGCTTCTAAAATAAATCCCTTTAGGACTAATTTTTTTCTTTGAACAGTCTGTTATGTCGGGCCTGTATCCTGCCATGACCCCACGGCTGTTGGGTTGCAGAGGTTCTATTTCTTCTACTGTTTTTTGTAATTTCCTTACGTATTTCCTCTTAGCTTTAGCTTTATTTTTCTTTAACTTTTTAAAATCTTTAACTTTAAATCTCATCCCTTTTTCAATCTTTCTTAATCTAGCCATTTCACTCAAGCCTTTTCATTTGATCTAATTCTATAAACGCATTTATTCTGGTCGCTGATCCTCCATTCACATTTGATTTTGTAACAGTTTCCTTGGTTTCAAAGTTGGCAGTCCAGTTACCTTCATCGTCACATATCTTCCAAAAATAAATTTCATTGTCAGGGATAAGCTTAACAAATAGAAAGTATGGAACGCCCGTAAGATCGCAAAACGCTTTGCCCATTTGCAGTTTTTTGTATGAAATTAAATACGAACCATGTTCCTTTAACTCTTCAAGACTCATGTTCCGTGATTTGATTTCTCCAATAGAGACCAAGGTCTTGCCTCTAAAGAACAAACGATCTACTTGACAATCATTGCTAGCCATGTGTATCTGTTCACATCTAAGCTTTTCGCAAATAGTGTCAGCAATTTTATCTTCTTGCTCTATGTATTTTATCCCTTTTTCTGTTTGACTATCAAGCATTTTATTCTCCTTTAAATAGTTGCTTTATCCCTTTGATGTTTATATATACAGAAAAAATTCCAAGACATATAATTGCTATGTCTGCAATAAGTGACATAGGCATGCTTTTAAATATCTTCATTATATTGTTTTGCTTTTATAGAATTTTCAGAAAGAGTAATAAACTCTTCTAGCTCATCTATAGCTTTACTGTATTTTACTCTATCTTCCTTGCTTATAATTGACCAAGTCTTGCTTTGCAGTTGTTTGATTAACTTTAAAGCGGCTGATAAGTTGTTAAATTTCATAGTATCCCTTTCTAATTTAAGACTCACGACTACTGTAATATGCATGTATTATTTCCCCAAACAATACATATACGATCTCCCCTTGTCGTATTATAAAACAGTAGCCGTGAGCATGTTTTAAAATAACCCTTCTTGTTTTACTGAGAGTTTTTCCTTCTCTATTTGTTTCTTTTGTCCAATCTCCTTTCTTCTTTTAGCAAGTTTCTTAATTATCCAATAAGATGGCGGCATGTGGTGTATATGATTATGTTGAAACTTTTCATACTTGGCTGTTCCAATGTCGCACTCATCACACACGCAACTTCCTATTTCAAACAAAGCAGCTTTGTCTGGTTGGCTATTAGCTAAAGTCATAAATTCTTTGAGTAGGAATATATGAGAAGGCTTGCTTTTCACATAGTAAAAGCACACTTGACCTGTATCTCCGCAAGTCTCGCAGTTATATGCACTGTTAGGTATGCACTCTACTTCTGTCCTGCCTAAAGCATTTATAAGAAAGTTAGATGTAAGCGTAATCTTACTTGTCCTTGCTATATCAAAAGGAACTGACTGCTCTGCACTGATCCTTGAAGACTCAAGCTCTTGCAGTGCCTTTCTTTCGTGCGCAGAAGACGATAGATGCTTTGCTATGTTGGCGGCAGTAGGCATCCAATCTCCTGCATTGTTCCCATCACTGTGGTCAACTAAATGCTTTTTAATAGCCATTAAAAATAGCTGCCCATCTGTTGGTTGGACAGCTTCCCACAAGTTGCTACAATCAGTATTAAAGTCTCTGTTATCCTTTCGTTGGCTTATCTTTTTAGCGTTGTAAAATTTCCTGCCGTAGTGACTCCAAAGTAAGTCGTATGCTTCTTCTAAAAACCCTTGGCTTATACCTTCGTCTATTCGTTCCTGTATTTCTTTTTCTTTTTGATTCATCTTTTCTCCTTTTAAAAATATGTGGCAGGTTGTCTGGAACAATACACTATGTGACGATAGTGTCTCCGTAGTGACAACCTTACGGCTTTTCATCAGAAGGAGACCTCCCACTCTCATATAGAGCTATGCTAGACTCTTATGTAGAGAATATGGGTTGGGAAGTACTTTAGCCTACCACAATTATTTTAACTGTTTATTTCTTAAGAAGGCTTTTACGTTTACGGTAAGAGGGAAGCTGTCCAGTTATGCGAGCTTGCACTACTAAATGATTGCAGTCACTGCAACAACGACCATCCGTTATGGGATAAGCGTTATGTCCTTTATCCCATCCATGCACCTGCACTTCTATTTCGCCAGAGCATATAGAACATGTCATTTTATTTAGACTCCTCGTCAGAAGCGTAAAGGGGTTCTCCCTCTTTGTTAGAGAACGGAATATCGTCCTCCGTAAAACCCTCTGGTGGTTTTTCCTTTTCTGCTTTAAGATCAAGAAGAATTTTTATTGCACCTGTCTGTCTTTGGACAAGAGCTTGAAGTTCGGATGCTCTGGATTGCAGAGTATCAAGTTCTTTTACGGCTTCACTTTGTCCTTGGCGTAGCTCTTCGATTTTTTCATCTATGTTCACAGCAAGTGTCCTTTAGTATGACCATACAGTAGGTCGTGGAACGTGGAAGTTGTCTTCTGGTTGTATGTTATCAAGATGCAGGAATCGTGCTTCTCCCGTTTGCGCTACACCTATGCCAGTAAAATTTAGATTTAAAGCGTGTAGCAAAACCATGTAAGCTTTGTCTCTTGCAACTTTGAGGTCTACAGCTTTGCCCGTAGTATGAGCACCACCATTGCCGCTCTTAGAAATTTTTTCTGCTTCAATTGGATGAGTCTTGTCTCTGTATCCAGAAGACACAGTCAGTCCAAACCCTGTCCTAGTTCTCAGTTCTTGTAGCTTGTCCATAAAAGCCTCGTCAATATCACAGATCCCACTGTGTTGACAAGCCATCTCCTTGAAGCTGAAGTTAGGCCACCTATCTTTGGGCCACGTTTCTTCGGTGTAGGTCATCGTTTCCTCCTTTGGGTTTAGTGGGCGATGGAAGGTAATATAAACAACGTCACAATTTTTTGCAACCCCCTGTCACAAAAAACTTGATCAACGCGCACACGTTTTATATTACGCATACGCACACGCTTGCGCGTTTACAACTACCCGAAGGGTAGTTGACGTACAGAAGGCTATATAGCCATGTACAGTACAAGCCTTTGTAGCCTTGTACAGAACGGTCATCCACATATACTTTTTCTTCCCTCATCGAAGATGAACTATGTCTTGACAAGAACCTATGTAAGTTCATGTGGTTCATCGTCTTGCCCTGTGTCACCTGACCTGTTTTCTAACGTCTTAATTACTTCCTTTCGCATCTTTAAAGCGCGGAGCACCATCTCTTCGGTAATCCACGGCTCGCTAAACATGTAAGCTAAATGTGCAACAATTTTAGTTTCATCATGTAACTCCATTAATTCTTCTACGGAAAAATGGGGATCGGTTTCTATCAATTCATTTGGTTGGGTTTTTTCTAACCAACGAATCGTTGTAAAAAGATGCTTGTGTCTACCGTCTTTTTCGTCATCTTCAATCCATTTACAGCTTGAAGCTATAAACGTTTCAGCATCGTGAAGTTCTTTTAAGAGTTTTGTAATTAAAACTCCTTTCTTATGGTTGACTTCCACTGTTCAGTCTCCTTGTTTGTATTTTTTATTGCATGCTCTACATCCGAATACAGTCTGTTCTGGATTAAAAGATTTTGATTCTAATTGATCAAAGACAGGAAGGTCTTTTGTTTTGATAGCATAATACCAAGCTTCCCATTTGATCCCATCTTTATGTTTCTTTACTCCAGAATATTTACAATGCGGACAACTCTTCCTTTCTGGTGCATACGTTTGCACACTTGGTATGAACTTAGTAGAAACTATTTCTACTGTTTTTATGATCCAATCCATTTAGTCGCGCTTTCTTTGAACTACTGTGTGAGAATCAGTAGACACGCTTTTGTCTGACTGAAACCCTTTGTGATATCCTATGGGAAACATCTCTCCTTTGGGTAAAGCCCATAGGTGATACTGGTTGGCGGCATCTACTACCCTACTTTGCATAGGGTATAGTTCAACAGCTTCTATATCCTCTCCTAACAGTTCGTTTTTAATCTGCTGAAACTCACGCCAATCCTTGGCATGTCCCCTGTCTAATCGTCTAATAGACAGGTGGGTAAAGTCATCTGTAGACCTTACAGCTACAAGGTATTTGTCATTCTGGTAATACTCAGAAGACAGCTGTTCTCTATAGACTTTCCTCGCCTCTTCTCTGGTTATTTTTTCACCTGCAAGATGTGCCAGTTCATATATTTCAGTTATGTTTTGCACATCAGATTCGTGTTTTTGTATTTCTACTCTTTGAAATTTTTTCATAATACGTGTTATACTTTCTTTAATTAAAAGTGGCAGTGAGCATAAAGCCCACCGCCACTGTAAGGTTTGATGAAAACTAATACTTAGAAGGGAAGGTCATCGTCAAAGTCTTCGTGCTTCTCCTCCTTCGGCTCGACTGTTTCGTGTGCGTTTTCTACACGGTCACCTTCTAACCAAAGAGTTTCAATGTTGGCGTAGAGATCATCGCCCTTCTCCCGATGCTTGACTAAGTAAGAAATGCGTTGACCTTGAAACTCTTCAACAGGATTGAAGTTGTCAGCCGCTACTTCTTCAGCGGTCAGTGCTCGACCTAAGATAGATTCTCTGCGGTCACGGAAGCGACTACCTTCCTTACGCGCAACGGTCAACCAATCCCAGATGACATACCCTCTTGGGTTGCCTTCATCATCTCGCATCTGGTTGCCGTCATCGTCTTCCATAATGGTATCGGATTGAATCTTTAGGATGACCCGATGCTTCGGCCCCCACTGCGTCTTGTCGTTGAGGCGAACCTCGACCTCAAAAATTACGCCAGAGTGCTGACCTTTGGGGTGTGGTTTGAAGGTAGATTTAGGAAGTGGAACGTTCATTTGTTATTCCTTTTTTGAATAGGATAAGTGATTGTTTTTTGTTAACAAGTGCAAGCCTTTGACTCTCCTTTCTGGCGTTGCATCACAAAAAATGGTAATACTAATATCGCAACTTATCACAATAAAATCAACCTTTTATTTGACATACCAAAAAAAAGGATTAAATTTGTATGTATGTTTAAATGGACACTGAAAGATCAAATCGAAAACAAGGGCATAAGCCAAGCTCAATTAGCTGTCAAGGCTAACGTGAGCAAGAACACTATTAACGTTCTGTGTAAGGGCGGCACACATAGCGTATCGTTGAGAACACTGTCTAAGCTTTGTGCCGCTTTAGAAGTAGAGCCTTGGAGTTTAGTTCAATTTAATCCCAATCAACCTTTAAAGCATACAACAAAGGGCGTTTCGTGGGCGATGAACAGCATGTAGTAGTTAACTCTTCCAGTGCTTTAGTTAGTTACGAAGAGTCGCATTACAAGCTAAGTGAAGAGATAGATTACGAAACGTGGGAAAAACAAGGAGCTATTCTTCAGTCCGTTCATCGTAGCATTAACTGGTGGATAGGAGATTGGATTCTTTTTGGGGAGAGAAAGTTCCCAGAAAAGTGTTCTCAAGGTGTTTTTAT